TCTTCTACAATGCTATTAATAGAATCATCGAATACAATAGTTAAAACTGGTCTTTCTCTTCCTTCTTTTGGAGGAACGCCATGGATTAATGAAATTGATGAGTTTTCCATATCTTGTGGTCCATATTTGAACCAAGTTCCAGGATTGACTTTAAAAGTAACGTAATCTCCAACTTTATATAAATCTTCTTGATCCCATTCTTTAAATAAGTCTCCCTTAAAGCATGCGCTTCCTAACTTCACAATGCGACCTACAATTGATTCAAATTTAGCTCTATCTTCAGTTTGATTAGCAATAAGAACAGTATCAGAATACTTTTTTGTATATCTCATAATGCAAACTCTATCGCCCAAAGGTCTTGGAGGGTTAAATCCAAATTCTTTTTCAAAGTTCCATGAATCTTCCATAAAATTTCTCCTTAAATTAAACGTTCAACATATGCCGGATCTTGAATAACAGATAGAATTGCACTAACAGGTATATCCTGAACTGCTATGCCTCTATAGATATACTGTTGACCACCATCGTTTCTTGCTATGGTTATCCAATCACCCACTTTACAACCAGGACCAGAATCTTTATATTCTTCTCCAGAAAAACATTTCTCACCAACACTTAATACAAGTGCTGCAAAGTTTTTATATTTATCTCCATCTAAATAAATTTCTGGCATATAAATACTAACAGTTTCACCTTTATCATTTTTAAAGGTAGACAACTCTTCTGGACGAATGTAAATCTTAACAATAAGCCTATTGCCAGTAGCCTCAGGTAAAGAAAATCCAAGCTCCTCTTCAATGAATTGTTTGGCTTCATCCTCTTCATGATCTTCTATATAACTGGTCAAGCTTCTATTCTTGATCATAGATTTCCCTATCTTTGTTTTCCTTTTCGATAACCTCAAAAAGTGACCTATAAGTTGATTTCATAATATCATCCGCTTCCGTTAATCCTTTAAGCTTTCCGGCATAAAATCTATACTCTTCATAGTCCTTCAAATTTCCAGAGCAAATTTTCTCTTGATATGAAGCTTGTTTACCTCTACTTTTTAATAGATAATTTTCTATAAAATACTCTACAGGTGTATTGCTTAAATCAATCCTCATCGAAGTCCTTTTAAAGAATTGTTACTTATCTTGATTTCTTAATTGCTTTAGACATAAGCTTACTAGAACTTATTGATTTTGTATTAGTCAATCCGCCTTCAGCATACATTGCGCCACCTTTGTTATATCCTTTAGTAGAAGATTTTGCCACTTTAACAGATCGATGTATTTTATCGGCTGGCATCTTAGCCATGCCACCTTTTCTATATGCTCCTTCGGCGTCAGCAGGCATCATTCCACCCATATTCATAGCAGGCATTCCACCTTTGCTCATACATGGCTTTTTCATACGATTCATTTTATGAGCAGGCATTATTGCTACTGAAATCCCCATAACTTTTCCGCCTCTCTTAAAGTTCATTGGTTTTTCAACGACATCTGATACGCTCATATTCATAGGCTCTCTCTTATTCGACATATCAATATCGGAAGGCTTTAATCCAAGATTTCTTACAGCATCCTTAAGGCTATCTCTATTGCTGAAATGCGTACTTTTCATGTTAATTTCTCTCCAAAATATATTTACTGTTTCATTGATGCAATAGCAAGAGAAGTTTTATTCTTCTCTTCTGCTAATTCTTTATCTAAATCCATTTGTAATTGATCTGTCTCAAACTTTGTCTGCACCTTAAATGCTTCAGTTTCAGCTTTAAGCTCTGATTCCTGATGCTTAAGAAGAGCAGACTCTCTCTTTTGCTTAATATCTTCCATCATAACGGCTGTAGGACTAGGCGGTGGAGGGTTCGCTTGAGCCTGTTGCTGCTGTTGTTGCTGTAATGCTTGTGCCGCAGCCATAGCTATTTGATTTTGGATTTGAGGGTCTTGAAGCATCCTAGGATCAGGCATTTGCATACCCATTGACATTTGCATCTGTAATAGATATTCAAAAGTTTGATGTTCAGTATCATGAGCTTTAGCAATAGCAAGCTCACCTTGTTTTGTTGGATCTTGTGAAAGCATTTGTATTAATGAAGCATGAACAATTCTATGAGATGCGTGGTCTTGCTCTATTGATGCTTTTGCGCCCTTCCCGTTTAACATGCTCATATTTTCAGTTATAGGGTCCATTGGAACGATACTTTCTGGAGGAGGCATTAATTTATCAATATCTTCAACATTAATAGATTTAATAAGACGCTTAACTGCTTCTTTTAAATCAATCGTTCCTGGATTTTCTCTCGCAATCCTTATAACAAGCTCATTTATCAAAATTCTTTGGCTTTTTGTTGAAAGATTGGGGTCTGCAATTGAAACAATGCTAATGTTCCTATCAAAATCTTCCCGCCTTACTTCATATGATTTTCCGGGAACGTCAAATTGATATGGCTCATCAAAATATTCTTTAAAATTATCTCTAATTATTTCTAGTTCATAATTAAATGAGCTAATAAATGATTGCAATATGTTGGAGGGGAATCTATCTGCAATTTCAATATTAGCTAAAGTAGTACCTACAGGAGCCTCTGAGCTTCCAACGGGAGAAGCCTGCTGAGCTGCTCCTCCTAGCATAGCCGTATCAGCTTTTATTTGATTTATAAGCTGCAGACCAACTGTAGAAGGCCCTGGGAAAGGCAATAAGGAATATATTTCAGATGTTGGCTTATCATCGGTATCAACAGGTATATATTCTCCAGGATGAACAGTAATATTGTTCACATCTGGCGTACATCCTTTCTTTATAAATCCACCTGGGAAATTACCAAATGTAATGCTGTCAACCGTTTGCCTCAACGTATTTGTCAATACAATAGAGTTAGAACCCATTAATTGACCTAATCCATTACCATACATTCCAAGTCCTGGCATGAAATTCCATTTAACGAAGCATTCTATTCTTTTAAAGTTATTGTCTTCTTCTTTCCAGTTTCTTTTAATTGAGGCAATCTTTTTTGTAGATTTGCAGATATCAACAATATAAGGTCTTGGTATATTATCCAGATTATCTTCATTGTCGTCGGAAGAATCTTGCCCCGCTCTGTCGGATAATCTTGATGGAGAAAGTTCAACATGCGCCTCATAAAAATCTAAAAGAGTTCTATCTCTATTAGAATCATTGTTGTACTTTGTAATACCATCAATCTCATTGATTACTTGGTTTATTTCAGAATGATCAGAATCTTCTTCAGTTGAATTTTTCGCAACATCTCTCAAATAAATCCCATCACGCTCTTTAAGCATAACTTCTTTTCTTGACAACTGCATAACCTGTGTTATCCTAGTTGACTCTAATAGGGAAGTACACTCATTGTTAATGATTAAATCCTGTGGCTTTATAAATCTTGACCTAATTTCTTTTGTAAGAGGGTCTTGGAATACTTTTGTAAATCCTATTCCGAATAGACCTACATATAATATCATTCTTTCCTTGTCAGGATAATATCCCCTGTCAAGTACGGTAAGAGCATAATTAAAAAAGGTGGCAAGCTTTTCTGAAATCATTAACTGCTCATCATCAACATTACCCTGAGCAATGGCCTTAGTGGGTCCATTTGGAGGTAACATCTCACCCTTAATTACAGCAAAGAAGTTCATTAGGGTTATTGATAAGGTATTGTCATAAGCTCCACATAGCTTTTTCTTGAAATCATCAACTTCCCATCCGAGATATTTTATGATTGTCTCTATGGAGCTTTCCCATTTCTTACGGCTTTCTATATCACTTTCAACGCCATCAATAATCTCACCGGCTAGTGTATCTAAAGTCTTTTCATCAATATATTCGGCAATATTTCTATAGAAGGATTCACCGCCAGCAGAGGGGACGCCAGTCATACCCCCTGCTTTTTCTTCGGCAGCGAAATCGATATTATCAGGCAAGTTTAAATAGTCTTCGCCTTGATAATCTGAAAACGGGTTTAATTGATTTTGGTTAAAATCTGAGAAGTCTGCTGAGTTTAAGTCATCTGGGTATATTGGCATTCGAAAATTTCATCCAGCAAAGTTTAAACGATACAAAACCGTAGCCAGAAGAAAAGATAGCCTAAAAGCAGTGTATGATAGTTTTTTTAAGAATGCAAGCTTTCTTATTAATTATTTAAATTATATAGTCAATGGCACTATGTCTTTATTAAAACCCAACCCTTTCAACCTCAGCTTTCATCAATGTTGACTGCCTTTCAGTGGACATTCTTTCTTGGGCCAATCTTATACTTTCAAGAAGTGAAGCTTGTTTTTCTTGCTCTAATGCTCTTAACTGAAGAGTTAATGACTGATTCTGCTCCTCGGCTAATCTAATTGCTGAAGCTTCTTCCCTTGATTTTGCCTCTCTAGATTCTGAACTCCCTTTCTGCTCTTCTTCTTTTATAGATAATGCTCTAGATAGAGCTTCGCGTTCCTGAATCACTATGCGTAATTCAGATCTCACGTCAGCTTCTCTGCTCTCAGCTGCACAAATTGCTTTATGGGAGAATTGTCTATCCTTTTCTATCATTTGTTTCATTATTTCCATTTGTTCCTGCTGGTTTACAAGAATTGAGCTTAATCTAGTAATCTCAGATTTAGCGCTATCCATTTCTTTAGAGCGAAATTTAGCATATTCCTCTACTTCAGAATAATAATCATCTGGATTTTGAGAGGTTGCAACACGAGATCTCCTTTCAGCACGTTTTGCTCTCCTTAATCTTCTTGATTGTTCATGTTCAGTTACGACCTCTTCTTTTTTAGATTTTAAATCAACATCCTCTAAAACTAATTCTTGCACAGGACTTGGTGGCGCTGATTGTTCTCTGTGACTAAAGTCAGAAAGTGGAGAAAGTGAAACAGGAGGAATGACGACCTCTGTAGGAATATCAGGGGAAGAGTAGAATGGGGATAATAAATATGATCCAAATGATCGTGCAACCTCTGGCTTTTCATAAGCTGAAGCGACAGGTTTAGAATCCTTAGTTTTGCCATGTTCTGGTGATTCCATTTTTTTCTCCAAAATTAAAATTTGCAAAATATAACATGATAGTAGCATATTAAATTAGACAAATTAATGATTTTATTGTACCCTCTATTCTTTGTTATTTTTAATAAAAAGAAGGATTTAATTAATATGAATAAAAATGAAAAATCAGTGCGAGAAGGCATGACAATTAACTGCAGAGCATGCGATTCTAAATTACATTATAGATACACAAGAGAAGAATTAGTTGATCGTTTCTATAGGCCTGATGGACCTAAAATAAAGCCGTGCATTTCAGACCACTGCATGGATGTCATATGGCTGAATTATAAACTAGAGGATACGCTAGAATAGAGTGGCTCCCCGGAACGGATTCGAACCGCTGACCTAGTGATTAACAGTCACTTGCTCTACCGACTGAGCTACCGGGGAAATGTACTCAGGTAGGACTCGAACCCACGACCAGAATAACGCAGTGTTAAAACATTAACTCCTCTCTACCAACTGAGCTACTGAGTACCGCCTTAATATATCATTAATTATATTTATCCACACCATAAATATTATCATCTTTAGGATCTCTCTTACGCCTTGTTTTCTTTTCAACAGGGTCTCCTGGATGTTGCAATTCTTGATTCTTAATCTCTTTTAATAGAACTTGAGAGAATGTATCCACGATGTCTTTGGATGCAGGATCTTGTGGGAATGCAGCACATGCATCTACGAACTTCTTAGCAAATGGCAATAGTCTAATATAGTTCGGACCAGATGCTGGAACCCAAACCCTTCCCGCTTCAACAAGGTGTGTTATTAGGCTTGCGCGTCTAATTTTACCGCCATATGGAGAGGGGTCAAATCCAACAGTATTAACCCCTGCTCTTTTAAGGTCCTGCCTTAGCGGGTCTCCAGTAGCTTTAGATTCTATGATAATCATATCAGGAGGTATGCATTTCTTAGCAACAGTATCTGTATCTGTTCCGTTATATCGGTAATTCTTTGCAATATTTTGAGCAATTCTTCTTAATTCTGGATACTCAACCCTGTCTCGCCACATGTTTAGCAATATAATATTCGATATACCGAAATCATCCCTGAAGACTCCCCACATCGTACATACTGAATAAGATCGGCTTTTATTTTGTTCCTCTGAGCCTTCTTTCTTAAAGGCAGTATCGAATGATGCAATAATTTTTAATATCTTTGGAGGCTTCTCTGCCTTCCACCATTGGAAGTGTGATTTCTTGAATAACCCACCATCAGGTATGGTAGGATTCAATTGAAGCTGAGTAGCAATTAGATAGTCAGATTTAAAACCTTCCTTTAACCTATCAAGAGCTACCTTATTGAATCTAATTGGGCAAAGTACTTCACCTTCTTTCTCTCTTGGGTCTTTCCACTTCAAAGGTGTAGTAGAAGGCAATACAATAGTTTCACAACGCCTTTTCTGTTCAAATTCCATTGGAAGCATCATGTAAGTCCAGCTTTTAGCGCCTTTACCATTAAGCAAGAAGTCTATTAAATCATTAGGTCCCGTTCTTTGTGCTGTGATAAGCCTTCTATCTCTACTGGCATCATTCATACGAGATGATAATGAAGTGCTCCATATAAGATTTGTATTCTCTCTTTCAAGGTCAGATTCTCTAGCATTATTCATATCGTCTGCAATAAGGATTGTTGCGCCACGCCCTGTTGCCTTACTATTGACCCCTTTTGAAATTCTATATCCACCTTTAGTATTTGAGAACTTAGTTTTTTGATTCTGATCATTTTTAAGGTCATATCTATCTCCCCATCTCAACTTATACCACTCAGATGAGATAATATCTCTATGCCTTATTGCCTGCTCTATAGCAAGATCTTCAGAGTGAGAGAAGCATAAGAACCTTTCTCCAGGAGTTTTAAGCCAAGTCCAAGATGGAAACATAACTGAGCATATAGTAGATTTAGTTGTTCTAGGAGGAATGGCTATAATTAGATCTTTTATATCTCCTCTATGTAATGCCTCTAAGTGTTCACACATATCCTTGAGATACCAAGATGGTATGAATTGGAACTCACCCTCTATCTCTGGCCAAGCCTGCTGCGTGAATGCGTAAAGAGAAGTCTCTGCATCAGCACGAGACAATATTTCACTAAAAAAGTCCTTTTCTTCATAAGTCATATACGTATGTTAATGGTAGGTAGATATCAAAGCAAGAAATGCTATATAGACAACTGAGCATTTCTCTTGGTTAATGCGACCATTCTAGGACCAACAAAGAGAAAGGAGCTCGTTTGAAAATCCTAGTAAGAAGCCGTTCAGTGACTCTTTCTCCCATAGACGGCCAAGCCGAGAGAGTGGACTATCGTAAGTAATCCTGCCTATATAGCTCGATTTTATAATATAGCTAAAAGACTTTTATTAATCAAATCTTATAATAAAGGTTTTCTAATATTTTTAATTAGTAATGGTGGCATTACCCGGGATTCTAACCTGGGTTCTTTAGTTTTTTAACACTAACGCTTTAACAGGCCTAAGCTATAAAGTCATACATAATGTGCCATAGAACTATTGTACTGTTTGGCTAGATATCAAAAGTAACATAAAAACCTATGGCACACTATTATAGATAGTATATTAAAAATATTATAATTTATCAACTAACATACCTATATCCAAACGTTTAAAAATGAATTACACTTCAATTGTTTCTAACTTAAATATTAAATGGAGAATAAAATGACAGAGAAGTCAATAGCTATATCTAACGCGAGTCGAATAAAATCGGCAATATCTTTAATGTTTGTTGCATTGCCTATGGCTGTACAATCCTGCCTAGCATTTGAAGTCCATTATAATCTAGATGCATATGCAGGAGCAGATACCAAGATTAGACGAATGGAATTCAAAAGAAATTTTGGAAATAATGTTTTTCAAGACCCATTTTATACATCATTAAATGTTTTTTTAGGATATAAAATGAATCAATATTTTGGCGTTGAGGCAGGATATGAGCTATCCGATTCAAAAATTAATTCCAAATATGGCAATAAAGGATTATTTTTATTTGGCAATAAATTAATTGACAGCTTGCATGGTTTCAATAGTATAACTAACTTTATTAACGCAAGATCAAAGGTTTCAGGATTTAATATAAATATTATGGGGTTTTTACCAATCAATGAGAAAAAGAATCTAAATCTTATTGGATCAGCGGGCTTAGGGCATCTAAGAAGCCAAACGAAGTGTGACCTGTTTGAAATTGGAGAAGCAAATATTGTATTGCATGACGAATATAATGTGCCAGTTCAAAGATTTGCACATACTAAAAGCCAATATAAAAATCGTGTAGTTACAATAAGATTAAATACTGGCGTTCAATATCTTACTGATCGTAATTTCGGAATTAGAGCATTAGCTGGATGGGAAAATACCCACAAGATAAAAATACAAGGCAAAGATAGAGAAACAGCTAATAAAGTAAATGAGCATGCTAAGTTCAAGGATAGCATTACATATCGTATAGGATTTTTTGTACCATTCTAGTATACTTTCATATCCAAGGAGAGGTGGTCGAGAGGTTTATGGCGATGGTCTTGAAAACCGTTGTACCTTTACCGGTACCGTGGGTTCGAATCCCACTCTCTCCTCCAATATATTAACGAGGAAATTATGGAAGATAATTCAGGACTAATTGTTCTAAATGAAGACGGCTTAAAAGATCTTTGCGAAAAGGCTGAAGAAACTTTTACCGGATTTGAGAAAGATGTTAAATCCTTCATGACAAAAGAAAAGGCCGAGTATGTTAAGTCATTAAGAGTCGATGGTTATACTTGGAGAGCGATAGCTGCGGAATGCTACGAGAAATGGGGTGGCGATTGGTTTCCCCATAGTAACCAACTAATGGGGATGGCTCTATGTGAAGAAGCAGTTAAATATTTTGAGAATGAACCAGGATTTGACAAAGAGGATTGGTAAAATATGAATAAGTTCACAATTATCCTAAAAGACAGAAAAACCAACGAAACAAAAGAGATAGCCTATGATTCATTATCTGAAGATGATGGTTATGAACCTATTTCTTATGAAGATGGAGAACTTATCCCTGCTGGAGTAGATTATATGTGGACAGAAGGTAACTTTTCATGTGATTGCAACAGGTATGATTATTTTTACCCAGAAGACGATATAGATTTTCCTTGTTATAACAAAGAATATAAGGATGGTAATAGGTTCGAACTAATTGGCATTAAGAAAATAGATTATAAAAACTCATAGTCTATTTTGACCGAGATAAAATGGACTATGAGGACGGTAGTATATCACATTTCAACGCCCATAATTCCAATTCATCATCATTACGTAGAGATTCTCCATAATTTGTTTTATCACAAAAGCATTGCATGCAGAAATTTCCATTTCCTGTTTCTACCCATGTCATTTGATTCTTATTGCGCAAAGCTCCAAGATGAACCATTTCATTACAGGAGTCGCAGTAAATAGAATCATGAGAAAAATTATCATGCTTTTCCATCCACCCATGTTGCTTACATGTTTTACAATATTTTCTATAGGATTCAAGCGGACCATCTTCCCACGATCCGTATTCTAGATTAGGCTCAATATGACTATGTATTATAGGCTCTTTCACTATTTAAACCATTGGCCAAATATGTTCAGCAACCTTATATCCGACGTAAACCCATCCTAATAATGATTCTCCTAATATAGTCCAGAATCCATTATCTAAATGCCAGGCCATTCCTAATGCAATCCATGCACCAATCGAAGCCGAATGGTAATTCTTGTAGCAATTAACTATATTCATATTAACTCTCTCTCCCTATCTTTCTTAAGCTTTCCTAACATTAATGAAGTTTTAGGACTAACAATTATTGTACTTTCAGAGCCTAACATTTTATCTAAATAGTCCAATAAATTTTCATCTTTTGCAAGACGTTTAATAATATCAATCTCACCATCTCCAATAATATATGTTCTTGAACAGTTTATAAGTATCTTTCCATCACTATCTGACCTTCTTTTAAGCATATCAAGCATTGAATCTAGAGATTCTTCTGATAAATCAAATGACATTAGCTTAATCTCCATGACCTATACAAACATAGCATCGTTCATCAGGATTCTCCATGCACGTACAATTCCAACCATCGCAATCATAACATGGTTCATCATCACCAGTGCCTAATCCTCCACAATATGGGCATATTGCTACCTTCTCTTCAGTATCCATTTATTAACTCTCCTTATTCTTAAGTAAGTACTCATTTGAAATAACCTTGAACGTTAAGTCAGAGTCGTTTGACTTAAATACAACACCCTCTCTTGTTTCTGACCTTAATGAATTCCCGTTAGCGAAAACAAGTAAATCCTCAAGACAATTAAAATTTTCCAAAGTAATATGTTCGTAAAGAATTGGAATGATGTCTAGTCTATCTATAAATCTATTTCCATTTTCCAGAGGCCTCATATAAAATTTATAAAAAGGATACGTAGATAACATATTAAACCTCTTTCCCGGGACAAAATATTCTTGAGCGTCAATATCCCATATATCAAATATAAAGAACTTCTGGCCCTTAATTCCCTCAGGGTTTCCTTGAACACCCTCTCCAATAACTTCCCCCTGAAGGGCTATATTCTTTCCATATTCTCGTAAACGCTCTTCAATCTTAAGCTCCCTAGCCAATTTCCACAAAGTATTACCTTCAGTCTCTATAAGATCAAGGTTGCGAGAACACACGCCGAATACGCAATCATTAAGATAGTAAGTGCAGCTAGTGCCATCGAGCTTTACAGTAACCTCAAATGATTCTTTAGAGTCCTTAATCTTATTCCAGATGTTCTGAACGCGCTCTTGGTCTGTCTTACGTATAAATGATGGGAAGTTTCCTTTGCATACTCCTACAAGCTGAGCAGGTATTGGAGGATCATATTTTAGAACTCCAATAATATCTGTTACGTCTTTACCTTCTTCAAGTCCATCCAGTATTGTTTCAAGGAAATTAAATCTTGCTTGGCAGGGAGTAAATATTGTAACCGGAAGCACCAAACCTTGTGATAAATTCCCTCTAAGCTTTATAGTCTTAAGCCTAAACCCCTGCTTATCGCCCATCTTCTTATATGATGACTTTCTCAAGAATTCGAACTCAGGGTGTATTGGAAGGAATGAATCTATCTCGAAGTATACGCATAGGTCTCCAGGTTTAAAATCACCCTTCTTCGTAATACACTGCCATCCATCAATCTTGACAAGCTCTATGTTATCAGCGCCATCAATAGGTAATACCTCAGCTATCTTTCTTATTAATGCTAGCTTTCGTTTAAATTCTTCCATTACTTATCTCCTATGGCATTGGCCACCAAGTATTTTCGTCTGCAAGATACTTATTCTCTTTGACTTTCTTAAGAAGCTCAACTTTAAGAAGGAGTTTCTCCATAGAATTCTCGCAAAAACAATTACAGTCCGGAATATCAGATATGGATTTATTTATTATTTCTAACTCCTCAAATTCCTCAATTAGCTTCTGTACTTCCCATAATCCGTCGGAGGCATATTCTGGATATTCATATTCTGCATTTGCTATTTCTTTAATATTGAGCAATAAATCATCTTTGCTGGTTTTTGGCTTGCATTTTTCAACAATGGAATGAACTACCCCAGCAATCCTGATTCTCAATTGTTCAGCATCACGATACTTAATTGCAACATCGCGCAATTCATTTATCGCTTCTCTGATTTCATGGTCTTTCATAATGTTTTAAACTCCTTCTTCTGTGACCAACAATAAGATATCTTTCTCAACCCTAATCCCCTTAAGATATGCTAACGTTGGAGCATCATCATATTCATGCCATTTATACCCAATGCATTGCCCAGGAATTCCATCAATATAATCACTAATCCAATCAAAAAACTTATCTATTTCGTCATCATAATCCTTTAGGTCACTTCTGCTAAAAATATATCCATCTTCATAATTACTATCAATCCATGGGATATGATAAGAGCTACAGCATGTTCCAACAAGATGCCATCTAGGACATTTAAAAAACTCATGCTCAGGCAATATAGATTTGATATATTCATCTTCAAATTCTATCTTAGAATCAAATAAGTGCATTAGTATATTTCTAACGTTGTCCGGAATGCAAGATTTAATCTTTGCCTTTATAAGTATTTCAGTGTAATTACCCATTATTTCGTCCACCAAAAATTAAGGCAGATATCATCAACCGCTTCAATCTTATGATTGCTAACCTGCTTTAACATTAATTAATCTCCTTAATAACTTTCATAATCCTTTAGACATCCCATTCCCACCCATGAACATCATATATTTTCTTTATATCTGACTTTATTCTCATGTGATCATCGTTATCTAATTCCAATATATTTTCTAGAATATCCTCTAAGATACCTCTTCGTATCGCACAATATTCATCAACCCTTTTAGCCTTATCAAGCCTATCTTTACTATATATTTTATTTACACCAGCAATCTCTTCATCTAAACTCCTAATAGATTCCGACATATCATTATCAATGCTTTCTTTAACGCATGACTCACGATATTGCTCCATGTCCTTATTTAATTTTACAAGATAGAGTTCCGCCTCTCTCAACTGAATCAAATCAGTTACCACGTCATATCTATCTTCAGTCTCATTCTCCTTATGCTCATCATAATCCTTCTGAAGCTTAAGCCAGAATGCCATGTCGGTTCCCTTTATACGACTTCCAAGCTTATAAGCTACCGTATAACCTATATCTTCATCGCCATTTAATAAATCTTTTGTATTTATATAACTATTAAAGTTAAATTCATTCTGGACAGAAGTAACTGAAACCTCTTCCCCCCCCATATCGTTATATGTATATAATCCATGCTCAATCATAATAATCTTCAATACCTTACCTGGATGCATCGGTTCTTTCATTTCTGGCCTCCCAATAATCAATCATATCTATATATTCTTCGCGGTTAATAAGCATTAGCCCATATTGGCATAATAAATTATTCGTATCATTTATTAATTTAGGAATATCATTAGGGTTAAAATTCTCACCAACTTTAAGAAGAGTTTCGTAAAGATCTTTTCTTATTGACATTTTAATCCCCATTTCACATTGTAGTTTATTGACTCAACCACGTCTTCAATCACTTTCTTTATTTGCTCTTCCTCAACACCTTGATATTCTAACTGGTGCCTTAGTTCACTACAAACATGTTCTACTGCTTCTTGCATATTATTTAGAGGCATCTTCATTCTCCTCATGGATTTTAACATATTCCCTATGAGCATCAATTTCAGCATTAATAAAATCTTTTTCAGATTGCGTCATTTGCTTCATATATATATCCAACATCCTTTTTCTGAAATCATTTCTATAATCCTCATCATGCTCCATTAAAGTAGAATGTACAGCACTTGGCGTAAACATCCACTTCAAGAAATCTTTATTTTTGTTATCCATCTTCGTCCTCCTTAATCAAGTCTGGAACTGAACTAATATGAATGCTTGGCCCGCATGTTCTAAACTTACACTCAACAAATTTGTCATTTGGATCTTCTGCAAGCTCCATAGAAGCCACAAAGCCTTCATTATTTGTTGCTTTCTCATTCTTGTCTATTTGTATGTTTAATATTCTGGTTTCAACAAGTTCTTTTTCAAGAGATATTATTTTGTCTAGTGATTCCATATATCCGTCATTCGCATGATGATACATCATATTATAAAAATCTGACCTACCTTTATATAATGAAATATCCAAATGACACTCAAAAATATAATATGCCATTCCTAAAGTCAGCATAAGAGCAACAATTAAAACATAAATCATTTCACATGCTCCTTTAAAATTTCTTGAAGCTTGCGGTAATCAAAAAGAATAGTATTAATTCTAGCTTGCTCTTTTTCAATTTTGTAAAGCCTCCTTAGAACCTCTTTCTCGTATTCATTTAATGCAATCTGGTGATTATGCTCTCCAACTATTTTCATATTATTAACCCTCACTCAACTGTCCTAATAACAACGTCCTTTGACGTATATGTCTTATGCGGTAAGATGCAATAAAACCTTTTAGTTTTGACTGTAGTAGTATCTCCACTCGATTTAACACTTACGCATGCATTAGTTCCTTTGTACACAATCTCTTTGTCTACAAAGACTTCTACATTTGGCTGAACTGCAACCTCTATATAGTTAAGAGGAACTAATATAACAAAAGATAAAGCACTAACAATCAAAGCCGCTAACAAAATAGCAATTATATGTATAATAACTTTTTCCATTTATTTCTCCTTTAAATAAAATGGTGCTCAGGCTGGAATCGAACCAGATATCGTGATTAGCAGTGATATCTTAAAGTGTCTGGCCATGTCACAGCCATTAAGCATCAACTTATCAGTCATTGTTACAATGCCAATCCCCTGTTAACCTTCAGAGATCATACGGCGCTAGTATTTCACTCCTGTTAACCTTCAGGAATTGATGTCATAACACCATCACCAGATGGCCCCTCGCATAATTCATAAAAACAATTGATGCAATGGGTAGGAATTGCACCTACTCGCGACTCTTCCGCACACCCTATGCTAAGCACTAGAGTTGGGGGTTTGTGGGTCACTAAACGCCCCTGTCGATTTTTCGACACTATATCGTTTCACTGTCAACGACGCCATTGCATAAAAAAGGTGGATCGCTTCGGAATCGAACCGAAAGCATAGCATTCATTCAAACCCACACTACATCCCAATATCGTACGCCCCTTAACTCACATATTAATTTAATGTAAAACAAATGTCAACCATTATCAGCTCGACTGTTCCAATAAATAAAAGATATACATACATCCAAACATTATCAAGAAAAATAATATTGCCATAATAATTTCTGGAAGTTTAAACATGTATTATCGCATGTTATTACATGCTACAAACTTTGGGATTACAGAATTCCAAGAGTTTGGAAGAGTATCCCTATCCTGCTTTAGCTTTTCACAAGCCTGTGCATAATAAATACCTTCTTTTTCCATGCAAGCTGCAGGCGTTATAACATCTTTTGGATTTCCACCACATGGCTTATGGGATCTCCAGCTTCCAGCCCTTTCATTTTCCAGTGCTTCCTCGTAATAGAATCTCATATCGCAATAGCGCCGATAATCGTCTTTCACAATATTTTCCATTCCTTCTGCAACGTATGCAGGGATGGCTTCTGAAATAATAGGGATAGATGTAACGGGTGTAAAAATTCTCTCATCACATAAATGCTTTTTATAATTTGTTTTATCTATCGTAAGTGCATTTGCTGCATGTGAGAACATTAATAAGGCCGCTAACTTAAGTTTCATATGATTTCTCCATAAATATATTCAAAAGCCTTATTATAACTGAAATTATTCAAACATTACTTGGTCCGCAAATATAACATCTGCCTTCTCCGCTAAATCCTTAATTAGGAAAGACCTAGAATTTCTACTGTCAAAGACAAAAACCAATGTTCTTAGGTCATCGGAAGGAACTCTCAGATGTTGGGCATATTCTTTCAGAGCACCTATTAGATAACAACGAGGACCATCTATTTCCATACTCGCAATAAGGTTATTCAATGACATAAAGATTCCACCAGGAAGAGTATTTCTGGGAACATCAACGGCAACTCTCTCTTTAGTCCTTATATCAAATACATTGCTTTTCATGACAATCAACTCCTCATACGGATCTATTTGCTGACTTCCTGCATTCCTGTATCGTTATCACAGGAGCCATATAAGGCTTATCATTAAATCCATGTGTTCCACGTAGAACTTTCTCTCTACTAACAAATGGCTTCTTGTCATCCTTAAATACTAAAGGCTTCCTTACAAATACGACCTTTCCCCCTATACATTGTGCAAATACATCAATACCATAATCCTTCATGTCATTTCTCCTCTTATACACAGTCATCATCATTTAGTAATTTAAGAGCAATACAGAACCCAATTACTAACCCCATTACAAACATTAAAAACTCATTCACTTATTCGACCTTCTTGCAGATTCTTTTCAATAAACACGAAATCAACCTGCCCACAAAATTCACAGTGAATCTGAGCTTGATGATATGGAAATGCATCTCTAATTGATGGAGAGAAATATACGCTTGATACATAATGAGTCTTCCCATTTAATCTTTGCGAACACTCTTGATTAGAAACACATATTACACGCTTCTTAAGCCTATCCATATCTCTCTTACGTAAAGAATCCTTAAATTCTCTCTTCTCTAATTCTATTTGCTCAGGAGTAAGCCTATCCTGAATTAATTCATCTTCTCCAACATTAATGTCTTTTAACTCATCTAAAATGTTAATCATTAGCTATCTCCTTTAATACAATATAACACATATTCTGTAAAAGTAAACTACCTACAGATAGATATAATTACCGCACTTTCCTTAAACCTTATGTTGTCGAAAACTCGAATCATTTCAGAAAGAACATCTTCTAATTCTTTATTCTTACGATGCTCTAAAACTGCGAGAGTTCTTTTTATAAGAGCATCTCCTTTATTTGAGTCTTCTAAATCGAGATGTGCATTGAGCTTCTCAAGATTCCTCATTGTCTCAAGCATACTCTTTGCATCTTGAATTAAACCTGCAAAGCATTCATCTTTCTCCATTTTTTCCTCCATTGGTTTTAGTAGGGGTGTAGATTCATTAGCCTTCATCTTAGCCTTAAACTTTACATACATCCACTTAATCATGTTATATCTCCTTTAACCCAAGTGTTTTATCTGAAGTCATATTGACTTTGTTGACCATATTGACTATTAGCATATGGATTGTATTGTCCATATTGATATTGCTTATCTTGCTTTTTATCCAAGTGAACATGCTACGCCCTCCAAAACATGAGAAATCCTTATAAGCCAATAAATGACAAGAATTAGCATCACGACTATCGGAAAATTATTCATTTAAATCTCCTCAATTTTAAACTTAACGCATTCCTTAATGTGCTTACAAACTGAATCTACCATTATATTAATACCAGCGCCAACATCAGATTCTTCGAGATATAAAATTATTATATCCGATAGAGCATTTACAAGAGCGTTAACAGCAGGGCTATAAGGCTCTCCAGAAACTATATTTCTGATATTACAATAAATTTCTTCAATCTTAAAATCATTATCTTCCATTCAAATCTCCTATTTACCCTCAATACGTCTTAGCCTGCCATCGATCTCTAAGAGATCTATACGACCGCAACGTATAGAAGACTTAATATCCATAAGATCAGATTTTATTGAAATTATGAAAAACATCAATATCCAAAAATTCATATTTTCTAAAAAAAAATTTAAAAACCACATCTATATCACCCCCACTAAAGCTAGAATAGCAAACCCAACAATAACCATAGAAGATGTATAACAAAAAAACTTAATAGTAAAAGTTAAAATCTCTAAAATAAATTCCATATAAACTCCATAAAAAAGAAAACAAAATGGGACAAAATGCTTACTTAAACCTCCTTAAGTTCGCGCTTAAATATAATAACCTCCTTAATATGGTTACTAATGTAATCTACCACACTGTCAACATCGTAACGATCCCCTTGTGCATCACAATATAAAATAATTACATCAGCCAGAACACTTATAAGCGCATCACAAACTTCATTACCATTTTTTCTATTAACTACATTTCTAATGTCAGAATAAATATTTTTTGACCCTTCTTCATTTTCCATCTAAATCTCCTTATTACTTTCGCGCGTTTGCCAAAACAACCATAAATCAAACTCATAATTAGTTGTTGAAGTAGATAATACTTCCTTGATATATTCATAAAATCTTCTTCTACACCAATGAATCATTGCCTCCTCGTCAATAGAGGTCATATTTCTACCTTTATTTGTCTATTATTAATAGCCTTAATGTGGATATCAGTAATATTTCTGATGTCACTAAAAAGGTCTTTCAATAAAGGTTCAAGATCAACATTCTCGTCAATGCAATAAGCTGCCAGAATAGCAGATAAAACATTAGACAAAGCATTAAAGCTATCACTAGGATAATAAGGTTTTAAAACATCAATAACCTTACTAGAAATTGTATTAATTTTTTCATTGTGAGCATGATCAATCATTTTTTTCTCCTATTTTCCCGTTAGTTTAAGCTTAATTTCTCGCCAATTCAAAGAGGGGAACCACACCTTTCTTCCTAAGATCTTTTCAGATTCTTCATCAGTAAAAACATCATTTCCACTCACATCAGAAGCTAATTGCTGGTCAGAAGTTCTGAGCAAGAATTTCATTGCTCTAATATCAATCTTATCAATCATATTATCTCCTATTTACCTGAAAGAATCTCATTAAGCTTTTCAACCGACTTCGAGAGATTTCCTATTGCATACTTGAGCTTTTCTCCATATGCACTATCGACATTCTCTGGTGGAAATACTGGATTATTCTCACTAGTGACTGTATTTATTTGATTGGTATTAATCTTTCTAAAATCATCCCAGTTAACCCTAACCTTGTCTTCATTTGAGTCATTCCAAGGGTAAACCTCAATGAGTTCCTTTATAACTTCTTCTGCCACATTCCCTTTAGTGACCTTAGAATAATATGTACCATCTTGTTTAACATAGGTTGTATCAAGCCTTCTAAAATACTTCCTAATAAGTTCGGCCTGTTTTCTTGGTAAGTCAACAGTTATCAAGCAATAGGTCTCATTTATTGTTTCCCACTTCATATTCTCAAATTCCTCTGGACTTAGATATGATGAAACCTTATGTTGCTCATTAAGAAAGGCTGATAGGTAAAGAAGTCTACTTAAAATGCTTGATTCATCTTCAGGCATTTCCTCGTCATTCGTTATGATTGGAATATTAACATTACCCCCATTTGTATGATTTTCTTGACTCGGTTTTGATTCCTCATTATGAACAATATTATGATTAATATCTTTATCAAAAACATACGACAAACCTTCTCCTGGTTTTGGCAATATTTCAACAGGACCAACTTTAAACTGCTGAGGAGTAGTCAAATAAGAGAGCTCTCTATCCGCGAAAGGATTTAAGAATGAGCCGTCAAACTCTTCTTTAACGACAAGATTATCGCCATCATCTTTAATGGTTATTTGATCTTTTCTGAAAATATTATCAAAAAGCTTATCAGCACCTCGCTTAGATATTCCAAACGAAGCCTTCTTATTCTTACCCATATTATCTCCTATTTCTAGTTGTTTAAAAATCTTGTACGTAAAAACCCCATTAATAATGCTAAGGACTGCCATCAAGACTGTATATACAAATAAAAAGGTCATGATGCCTCCCGTTTGCTTTCAGTTCTATTTGATTCTAGGTTAGCAACTCTGGAGTCAATCTTCTTAACAACCAACTGCAGAGTTCCCATGAAGTCTACTACGCTTGACAAAGCTGCTCCCCATTGATCACTATTAGGAAGCTTTGGATATTGCTCTTTAAATTCAATCATTTAAATCTCCCACTCTCTAAAATAAATAATACTAACAACAATATAAATGTAAACGTTAACGAAATTATATCACCTACAGTTACATCCATTCTCTGCGCATCCCTCTTATCAACCTTCAAAACAGATTATAACACAGAATAAAATGTTTTACAAATAGTTGACAAATGATTTACAGTGATGTATATTTTAAACACTAGGGTAAATTTCAAATGGGAGACAAGAAATGAGCATGGTAAACAAAAAGTATGTAACAGATTGTAAGGGTCAAAATGAATTCTATGATAAGTACCATAGATATGGCGCAAATAGACTTCTTGTAACAGATAAGATTCATTTTGAGATGAATGGAGAGGATTTTATCCCTCCAATTTATTCAAAAACAGGCGATATCGTATGGTATAAAGGAGAGGCCGCATGAGCGAAAAATCTGTAGGTGAGCTTGAAATGAAGGTTCTTAAGGCAATTGATGGTGAGATAGCAGTAGATGCTTTGTTCGCACTTGGTGTTGCCATTAATAAAGTAATAAGAAGTGGGTCAAAAGATAACTGGGAAAATAACATAGAAAATTTTTGCAAATCGCTAAAGAAAAGCATACTTGCTGCCGATTTAGAAGAAAGCCAGGTTACCCCTTATTTAAGGAGGATAAAATGATAGCAATAAATTCTCAATCAAAGGCAACATACAGGAATATAGTTTCTCATATAGCATACGATGGTATAAGAATTGTTCAAAAAAACAAAAACATATCTGAATTTGTAAGAAACAAAGCTATGGAGTCAATTGAGAATCTATTGTATGAAGGCGCATGGGTTGATGAGGATGATTTTGAGGTTGAAATGACAGTTCTTTCATCACTTAGGTCATCCGCATTATCAACATTAAAAACTGTAGTGCCTGAGGATAAATCAGCATTAAATAGTTTAATCAATTTTTTAAAGATTTAAAATCAAAGGAGATAGGAAAAATGAGTACAGATTTAATAGTTTCAGAAAGAAATCAAGGTTTTATGGAGTGCACAACCTTAGAAAATGCTATAAGGGTTAGCGAGATTATTGCTGCAAGTAGTTTTTGCCCTACGAATATGAAAGGTAAACCTGGTGATGTTTTAGTTTGTCTTCAGTTTGGACAGGAACTTGGATTAAAACCTATGGCATCAATACAAAACATAGCGGTAATTAATGGAAGGCCAAGTATTTGGGGAGATGCAATGCTTGCTGTATGTCAGCAATCTCCTGACTTCGAATATATGAAAGAAGATTTTGACTCTAAAACAATGACAGCAACATGTACTGTAAAGAGAAGAAATGAACCTGAACATACTGTCACTTTTAGTAAAGAAAAGGCTATAAAAGCAAACTTATGGGGAAAGGCTGGGCCATGGACTAATTACCAAGAAAGGATGCTTCAGATGAGGGCTAGAGGTTTTGGTCTAAGAGATAAATTCTCGGATTTATTAAGGGGAATAATAATAAAAGAAGAGGCCGAGGATTATCCAACCAAACAAATCAATTATGGGAAAATAGAAAATTGCAAGAAAGTAGAGGGGATTACTATTGAAAATGAAGATAAAGGAAATGATCTAGTAAGCGATGACCAAATAATGGAATTGGTTACTTTAGCAAAAGAGGTTGGAGCTAACTTAAAAATAACATGCGATTACTTAAAAATTGATTCTCTTGATCAAATGTCTATATCACAATGGGAAAGAGTAATTCATAAGCTTGAGGGAAAGTTATTAGAGATTGAGATACAGAAAAATAAAAATACCACTTCTGATGTTGAGATGACTGATGCTGCAAAAGAATTCTTTGCAGAGGAGGAAGCAGCATGAGAACACTAGAAAGCATTCTTAACGACGAGGTAATGGACCCATCAGATAAAGTTAAGTTATCTAAGCTTATTCTTCAATCTACATTTTCTGGTTTTCTTGGAGTTGAGAATACTGCAATCAATGATAGTTACCTTTTTGGACAAGTTGACGAAACGATTTCAAGGATAGATAAAAAATTAGAGGATCTTTGTAAAGAGTTGAAAGAACTAAACACTATTTTGGAGAACTGCAATGAACGATAAAATTTTAAGTTACCATAATGATTACAACCTTAAGGAATTAGTTATAGCTGAGATGAAGAATCATCAAGAACAGGATAGATTTATTAAGGGAACATATGGCTCTTTTATTTGGGGACAAGGTTTTCAAGGATGTGCGGTAGGATGTTCCGTTAATTCTGTTAATAAAATACTAGGAAAGTCATACGACACAAAATCACATTGTGCATTACAGGAGACTCTAGGAATACCAGGATGGTTGTCTAAGATACAAGAAGCATTTTTTGAATGCTTGCCATGGGGTGAGTGTGATAAATTCGCTATTGACTTCTTAGAATCAATACCTGTCGGTGTAGATCTAGAGCCAATAAGATGGAAGATAGCAGTACTTCTTTTAAAAGAAGGCATTGAAATTCTTCAAGATAAAGAAGGGTTAATGCAAGATATTAAAGATGAATCTATAGAAGCCTTACAACATTCTTTAATGCTTTATGAGGGAGCCATAAAGTCAAATACATGGAATTATGAATTTTCAAACTTACACATTAAAAAATTAGAAAGATTGGCATTAAAAGCTAGCATCCATTTTCCAAAAAATGTAAGTCACATAGTAAATATGGCGCTTAAGTCTATTAAGTTAGATGATGATTCAATGCATAGAATGTTTTTTTCATCGACTGCTGGATCTTGTGATGGAAGACTTTCTACAGAAGCTATAGAGATTTCATATGCAGGACATGCGCATCAACTTTTGAGCTTATTAAAAAATTCAGGAGAAAGAAATGCTAACTATCATTGAAAAATTCAACTTTGAGAAAACATTATCAAAAATTATGCATAAGCTTGAATTGATCCCATTCGAAGGTATAGCTGTAGTATGCATTATTGATTCTGTATGTAGTTCATTAACATTATCGATTATAGAAATAATGCGCAAATTGGGTTAATGAAAATAATGACCAGATTTTCATAAATGTTGCAAACCTGGTCAAAATTTTATGTGAGGATTGAAAATGAAGCATACAATGACTTACAAGGGTCACCAAATTAAAATATGGGATGGAAGGGGCGGAATGGGTCTTGAAACAAAAAGTTACTTGGCTCAAACAATTAAACCGCCTATAATAACTGTTCGCAGAAATAGCATATCAAGATTAAAAAATGATATAAAGGTTGAAATCGATAAATCACTAAAAGGAGAAATGAAATGAAAGATATTGATAAAATGGTTACTAATGAACTATTTGAAAAATCAGGTAATTTTTTACTGAAGTATATGGAAGATGAAGAGTTTAGCTCTCAGGATAGGGTTGAAATTGCCAAGTTTATAATGGATTTAACGATGAAAGGAGCAATGAAATGAAATTTGTTAGGTTAAACGAAGGCTCAGACAAAAAGATACAAAATAATTTTTCATCAATTGTTGGAAAATACATATTATTTTACAGAAATGGATATTTTATAGGGAAACTGGTTGAGGCTTTCGACCCATCTAATTACCAAGATTGTAAATTTATGTTTAGTGACGTTCACCATTTAAAAGGAAAATTTATAACCCTAGATGAATTTAGCGGAAATTTGGAATTTAAAAAATATGAAACATGGATAATCCCCGATGATAAAAAATGGGAAGATGTTTCTATACAAAGAATTTGCTCTGAACAGGAAATAATAGCAATTGAGGTCATAAGTGAAATTTATTATAACGAATCATTAGAAAGAATTCTTATAAATAAATGTGAGGAAGGGATTAGTATAGGTGATATGATGGATAAATTAAACAAAACCTATAAAGTTGATGTAACACTTACTTAGACTTCCCTTTTGGAGCTTCAATAGTTTCGACTGTTGGAGCTTCCAAGCTCAGTTGATTAGACTTTAAATACTCATCAAGCTTCCCTGTTTGATGAAGGTTAATTATAAGCTCCTGAATCTTTCCAGATGCAAACATCCTTAACTGATCTGAACTCATCATATTTGGAGATAATCCTTCTGTGATTTTAAATTCCATTGATTGAGGTGCTTTTCCATACCCTTGCTCTAAAATAAATTTTGCAACTGCAATCCTATTTTTTTCTTCAGACATTGGATTCAACATTATCTCCATCAATACATCCATGGATTGCTTTGAGAAGCTTTGACAAACCTTACGTAAGGCATTTACTTTTATCTGAGCGCCAATCGGATTACCAAACTCACCCTGTTGCCAAGCTTCCACTATTTGTCTCCGAAAATCATTTTTTTAAGGTATATTATCACAATGTTTATTAGGTAACAAACATTGTGACATAAATCTTTGAAACTTATAACACATATCTATAAAAACTATAGATTAACTGCAAATCCAACTCCAAAAACACAGCTATCTTTTAGATTAACGCGAGGTTTTGCTTTCAATTTAAACATGTGGCTATCATGTGTTGTTAGTTTTGTTCCATTGGTATTGATAAAGCTCGCAGATGTTCTTAAAGAAAATCCATTTTCAAAATCATACTGAAGAGCAGCTGATGGTTTTAATGAAAGGAAACTTTTGTTAAAGACTCTAGTTGGGATTTTTCCACTAAAATTTCCGCAGTGTAAATTGTCCCTCGTTACTTCGATGGTTATATGACTAATACCAATTGATGGAACAAAACTAAGCGGAATATCATCAAACAGTTGTTTATATAAAACAATATCAAGATTTATAGCTTTTAGCTTCATATTTGTTGAAAATAATGACGGAGCTAAATTTTTCGGGATTGGGATGCCATTAAACATTTGACCTTCCATCAAAGTTGTTTTCTTTGATTTAGAAATCATAGCTTCCCTGCTGACTTCAATTGCGAAATTTTCGCTTATCTTAAATCCAATAAAGTGATGGAATTGATTGTGTGACTTTCTCATAATTGCTTGTCCAAATTTCTTATCAAAATCTGTTTTTCGAACTTGAGCATGCGATCCAAGGTAAAATCTACTCTTAGGAACTTCGGTTTCACAAAAAGCTACGCTAGTCATTGATAATAGACATACGCCTAAAATTGTCTTATTTAAAATCATTTCTCTTCTCCTGTTTAAAAAATAAATGTTACATTAATAAAGTGAACTTTCAAAACAAACGTAACCTAAAACGAATTAAAATCCAAATCCTTTAAAAAACATCCAAGGTTACATTAACTTCGCATACCCTAGGGAAACATATTGGTTTCATATTTAAATCACGCCTTGGTGCCTAAATTTTCGAATTTGAACCATCTTAGTGAATCAATCTTGTAGCATTCTCTAAAAGTTTCAATCATTGGCTTAATCCAAACACTTTTTTCGAAAGAATCATCCAAAAATGATTGGTTGCTAGCTTTTAGAAAATTATCAAGAAACGGATATGCCCTGATTGCGCCTTGATAAACTTTTATCTTATCAGATTCAGACAAAGAACTAAACCACTGAATGTCATATTCAGGATCGAATCTAGAAACCGTAGATTCCGACTTTTCTGGCATAGACTTGCATAGAACTCTGAATTGAGCAGCAGTAGGTGGGAAATCCAAATAGCATTCCCCGTTCAATATCTTTTTCTTTGCGTATTGCAATTGATCAACGCTTAATCCTTGAACCGCTTCTGACCATACAGATATCCTGCTTTCATTCGTTGAATATTCAACTCCCTTTGCCCAAGTATGACCGTAATTTGCTGATAAGAATTTAAAAATCCGGGATACCAAGGCTGCTAGACGAGCCATCCCATTCCCATTCCTCTCCTCTTTCCAACGCTTCTGCTCGCTTACTTCTGACGATCTCGGCTTCTGCAGACTCTCTGATTTTGTCGTTGATAATGTGGTATTGGTCGAAGGTCGACATGCCCATGGGTTTGTTTGGTACTTTCCTAGAGACTCGCTTACGTTCTTCATTCAATTGCTCCTGTGTTTTGACTTCATCTTCCCAACAATTACCGTTAAGCCATGTTAACGGCTGTTTTCTGAATGGTTGCCATATACCCAAGGCATCTGCAGCATCCCTGGATTTCTTTTGAGCAGAAAGTGCATTCATGATTATATCATGTAAGTCAACACCCTTATCTGTTAAGAGCTTGACGTATGCTTTTCCACATTTTTTCTTATCAGCTTTTTTGTCATAGCAATTCCAAAATTCTTCAAACTCATTATCAAAATTTGCATTTCGCACATTAAGATCTTTGGTAATCTCTGGTAAGTAATCTTTGGTATTACATTTACCCATTTTGGGTAAATGCATATACCCATTTTGGGTAAATGGAACGACCCAATTTGGGTAAATGGGACTATCAGCATTCTCTTCCTTAGAGTCATCATTTTTTGAAGAATTACCTACCTCCAAACATTTTAGTGATTCATAATCAATTGTGTACCATTTTGTCCTATCTCTAGGTAGTTTGTTAAATGCCCCAGATATTAACAATTTCTTATTTTCGAGAGAATCGATTGTTCGGACAATTGTATTTTTACCCCAAAACGGGAATTGTTTTTTCCAATCTTTGTAAGAGTTATAAACCCATTTTCGACCACCAATTACATTTCTATTCAATTCGTTAGATATCCAATAATGAATTTGTTGTAAAATAATTGCCTCATTTAATCCAATTTTTACAGCAAGCGAAGGCAAAACTTGTAAAGGTCCTTCGTATATTAATAATTTACTTGAATTAGTATTAAGCGGTGAGTCAAAGACTCCCGAGTCAATTTCACGCATAATGGAATCCCCTCCAGTATTTGCAATAAGTTAAAAATTTGACAGCTAGATAAATATATGATAGTATAGAATCCGTTTCCATAACTATCAACCTACCAAGGTCCGGGAAATCACCCTTAGGAGGACTTAAATGGCTACCAATAAAACAATGTGTAGAGTTATAATGTATGACATATATAATTTAAATTGTCAATATATATGAATAAAATAATTAGCGAATCTTCAATTCAATGCAATTATCTAAAATGGCTAAATTTTCAGCATCCTGAGATTTTTGAGGTAACCTCATCATTCCCTAATGGTGGAGTAAGGGATCCGCGCTATGGGGCCAGATTAAAGCGAGAGGGCATGAAAAAAGGATTTCCTGATTTAGGAATTTTTTCACCGCGTGGGCAATACCATGGAATGTTCATTGAGTTTAAAAATGAAAAAGGAAGAGTTAGTCCAGAACAAAAAGAAATTCTATATAAACTACAGGCGAAAGGATACCTTTGTGTTATATGTAAAAGCATTGAGGAAGCAATAAATTTAACTAACGAATATTTAAAAAATTAATTATTCGTTAAATGATTCAGGTTCCTTATCAAAAATATGACGAAGTGCCCTTGCTTCATCCATTGTTGACTTGACATAAAACATAAACTGCAATGTTTTGTAGTCATCTTCAATTATTTCATTTGAGGCACCGAGCATTCTTAAAAAAAGATTTAGGTTAACATTAATAACCTTGTCATTTTCATTTGCAGCTTCAGGTAAAATTTTAAAATGGACTATATCGTGATTTCCATCACTATAATACTTCAGATAGTCATTATATTCCTTATGATTAATTCCTTCTAGCATAAAATCCTCATTATCGATCCTGATAATTTCATTATAATATATTAACTATTAATTAGGAAGCTAAATATTAATTACTTTCTTGCACCTTCTCTCTAATATATGGATCATCATTTTCCCTTTTCCCAATCCTTACAAGCTCCTTTAACAGAAGTGCCCTAGCCCAAGAGCCAGACCAGGTGCCATTTTTCTTGCACATTTTTCTAATAATTTGAAAATCTTGCTCTGTAACCCTTACATTTATAATTTTTGTTTTCTTTCTCATATAATCTCCTGGTAATGTAATCTAATTGTTTGACAAATGATTTACATAGTATTACCATCCAAATTTGAAGTCAACAAGTATTTTACAAATGAGGAAGATCTTTAAATGATTTTTGTTCAATATATAGAAGAAAGGATGTTGCCAATTCTTGCTTTAAATAATATAAAGCCTGTCAAGTTTAATTTTAGCGCCTTAAACGAATTCTTAAATCATGAATTTATTAGATTCTATACTGGAGATCATAATTTTTCTGAATTCGTTATATGTCGAAATTATTCTGAAAATGAATTAATTGTTAAATTTAAAAGCGGGCAGCATCATAAAATAGGAGTTCTGGATGGAGACATCACTGAGATACCAGAGTGGTCTGGTCAAAAAATAATAATTGCAACTAAAAAATCTTTAATAATTTGAGCAAAGGAATTAAAAGTAATGTTTGGAGATAGTCTTATATTAAAAACTTGTGATATAGAACTTTTAGGGCTTGGAGTTTGCATGGCATCAAGAGCCATTTCAAATTTCTTTAATAAGCACCTAAGGAATCATGGCGTAACAATGAACCAGGTATATCTTTTATATGCTGTTGCTGAGTATAGAGGAAAAAATATTGGATATATGGCCAAAAAGATGTTTATGAATTACAAATCTATGATGGTTTGTATAAGGTCAATGCCTAAGTACGTTGAGATATACAAGAATTCTAATGATAAGCGGTCTCTTTATCCGGCATTGACAAAAGAAGGGGCAATCTTCTTAAAGGAAATAATGCCAAAAATAATAGAGCTAGAACAAGGAATTGGAATATTTGCAAAAGACAAGCCAGATTTTATAAACTTTGTTTATAACTTTAGCGGGGAAATTACTAAGAGTGCTAGGAGCATTAAATGAAAAACAAAAAAACTGAAATAAAAGATACATTGTTAGAAAAGTTTAATCAAACAAAAGAATTAATAAATTACTTAATTGAAAATAAAATAGCGTCTGAAAAGGATACTATGGAATCTATATTTGCAAGATTAATATCTTCTGGTGAATCAAATAAAAAAAATAAGCCTATAAAAAAAGAAAAAATAGATATCCCTAAAAAAATAAGGGAAGAATGTCACAAAAATGAAGATATATTCATTTTAAGTATGGATAAGAATTTCTCGTTTCTTTTGAAAAGGAAAGAGGAAGTAATAACAACTATTTTGGGAGAAGGAACTATGAACATAGTTGAGCAACAAAATAATGTTATATTCTTTGACTGCTTCGCATTAAGTTGGACATTAACTAAAAAAGATGAACCAATCTCTCAGCTTGAAAAGCTAAAAGAGTATGGGTTCCCTGTATATCACGTAGAAACTGAATATGATATTAGTTCTAGCATTGAAAATTCTTAAGCTCCACTTGTATTTGCTAATAGATAGTATCTTGTTCCATTAACATATATAGATATCTTATTTGTGACAGTAAATAGGACAGATGCAGACACGCCGCCATTACCAGCACCATACCACCCTGGAACTATTCCTGTTCCCGTATCCCTGGCTTGTAATGTTAAGTGCGAAGCGGCTATTGATGTTGCAGATGTGCCAACGTTTAATGTTACTGCGTTTGTAGCGCCACCGCCTGGTATTGTTGTATCGCTAATTGAAAGGTTAGAGTTTGCATCTAAATACATTGTTGAAGGCGCTGTTGTCCCTACAGTATCGCTGTATTTAGCTACTTGATTTGCTGCAGTAGTTATGCTATTTATAGTAATATTTCCGGCGCCATCCGTTCTTAAAGATCCAGCAGCTGCACCTAAGGCACTTATTGACATTGCTCCGGTTGAGCCAACATTCATAATACCAGTTGTCGCAGTTAGAGCAATTGGTAATGTCAATGTGAAGCTTGATGCGGTTGCTGCATTTACAATTGATGTTGCAAATGTCCCAGCTGGATTATAAAAATTAGCCTTTATTCCAGTACCTGCATTTTTAAAATTTAAATCAGTTAGGAATGTTATTGAATTAACGCCTGCAGCTCCCATGGAAATATTACCAACTGCTCCAACAGACATATTGGCTAAAGTACTCATGTCCAGATTTGCAGTAGATGATATTGTATTAACTGTTGTATTTATTGATATATTTCCAATTGTAAACTGAGTTAATCCTGTTCCTATACCGGCATCATCAATAACAAAGAGAGAATTTTTTAACGGACTTCCTGTTGTATTTGAAAATCTTGGCACAGCATTTAATGTACTAATGGCAGGAAAGAATGAAGTAATTGGAGTAATAGTGATTTGATTAGCGGTATCTGTATGAAAGAATCCATCTATATTTCCAGCAAGTGGAAGTCTCCATGTAAAATCAGCTACCATATTAGGATGGGCAATTAATCCTGCATAAAAATTATCAGCATCATTGTACAGCCTTAATCTAGATTGTGCTGCTACATTTCTTCTAATAAGAAAATCTGTTTTAGAAATACAAAATCCTAAACCGTTTGGGGAAAATGTTAAATCCTGGTTTGTCAGCTGAGTAGAAATTGTTGCATCACCAGCTATCCCAATAAGTATATTCTTAATTTGAGCAGAATTTATACCTGTCATATTTTGGGCATTATCCAATATTACAGTAGAATCAGTTAATCCTCCTCCTGTATTTGAATATCTTGCAAGAGAGTTTACTATTGTCATTCCGCCACCTGTAGTGGCAACTGATGCCCATTGTAATTGGCCTGCTGCAGAATGAGATAAAACTTGTCCATTTAAAGGTGCAGTTGTTGGCCAAATTAAATCTTGATTAATTGCTGTTGTTCCATTTTTAAAAGATGTATAAAAATTACCAGTAACATCAAAATATTTTAGACTAGAGCCAGTTAAAAGTTCTGTATTTTTAGCTAATTGAACCCTACCGGTTCCTTGTGGGTTAATGATAATATTGCCATTTGCGTTAGTTGAAGCAATGGTATTACCAGATAATGATAGATTTCCAACTCCTATAGAAACTAAGTTCGTAAGAACATTTGAAAGAGCAATAGTAACATCTCCAGCTACACCAGATGGATTTGTGACTAAAATTTGACCAACTGTACCATTAATGCTTCTTAATGCCCAGGTGTTAGCAGCAGTTCTAACAGCTATCCCAGTAGATGCTCCAAAGGTAGATAGTGCAAGCAAATCATTAGCAAGAGCAAATTGAATCGTCCCTGCACTTGTAATTGGAAGGCCAGGTGCTCCAGTAACAACAAGATTATTTGAGCTTGATGTTGCGTTTATTGATGTAACGGCCGAGCCACCACCAGGATTTGGGAATGTTCTCCAAGTTCCAGCTACTGTTCCGTTATCAATAAGCCAAATCTCTTTTGTAGTTCCATTTGGGATAGTTACAATTAAGTTAGAAGAGTTATCAATAAGATTAAAGCTAAAGTTTCCAGGATTGTTTATCTTAATTGCATAACCGGTTCCAGCACCTTCAGCATCAGGCATTTTTACAGTGAACCCTCCTGCTGTAGCTGAAATATCCATATTTACTGCGACTACTGGGTTCAGATTTTGAAATCCCATTGGCCATGAAAGTTCAATATTCCCGCTTATTGTAAATGTATTATATTGTGGGAAAGCGGGCCCTACATTCTGCCCAGAAAAAACGCTAGTATAAGTGGTAGTATGTAAAGTAGGCATAATTACTCTCCTTCATTTTTATCCATGGAACGGAGCTCGGTTGCCATTAATCTTTGCTCAGTATCGGTTATATTCATTAATCTCTTTAAAATTGTGTCAGCATGAGTTTGACGACCATTTTTTCTATTTAGCGCATAGGCTCTAGCGGCATCTACAAATTTAGGGTTAGCAACTAATCGAGATATAAGATTTGGCATCGCAATACCAATAGCTGCTCCACCAGCGCTTCCAATTCCAGCCATAGCGCCGACACTAGACCCAACTGCACCATTAAATATCGTCGAAAGAACGCCTTTAGTAAGTTTCTCAGCTTTTGCTATTTCAGATGCCGTTAATGCTGTTCTAGAAGTATTCAATAATTCTTGGTTAGCATGCTTAAATTCTTCTGCAATTTCTGCTATTTCAGAAAGGTTATTAACAGTTTTCTTTGGCATTAATGATTCTAAAATCTCAACATTTTTTTCTTTTTTATTAAAAATATTAATAAATGGAGAAACTCGCAGAGATTCATCCTGTAATGAGTTTGAGAATATCTCTCTAACCTTTGCCTTTTTAAGGGCATTAAATATTTCTTCAGATTTTTGAGATTTTCCAGCTATTTTTGCAATTTCTTTAACATTTTCAGGAGAATTTAAAAGGCTAAATGCCTCCGTAGGCATTTCATTAGCCAATAGGCTTCTGGCAACATCTCCCCTAAATCTATCCGCAACAGAACTCTTAAATACACTATTTGCTTCTCTCCATTTAGAAAGGAACTCTTTATTGGTCATTTTTTCTATGTCTTTGTCAATTACTGATTTAAGTCCATTAAGGTAAGCTTCAGAACCTTTGATGGTTGGGTCGAAATTCGTAATAGTTCCAAGCTCTTTTCTTATGCCTATAAGTTTTTCAACTGGTATACTTGGAAGATTCTTTCTGAATTGACCTAAATATGCCTCAATAAGTTTCGGATTGTTTTCTAATTGTTTTAAAGTTTTTCCAGGAGGTGAAATTCCCCAGCTTTCAGCAAGCGTTCCAACAATGTTGGCAACCTTTTTAGTTGCTGGTGATTGGATATCCCGACTGAGCATTTCATCCAAATTAGATATGAATTTAGCAGTATTAGTTGGCTTAACGGTATCATTCTTTTTAAGAAGTTTTGATGATTCCTCATAAAGCTTACCTATTTCTTCTTCAGCTGATTTTTCCTCTGATTGTATAAATCTTCTAAATTCACCAGAAGCTTCAGATGGTTTAAGAGTAGAGGTGCCTAACTCATCAATATTGCGCTTAACTGCATTTACCATAGATTCATTGGCTTCTTTAAGAGAATCTTCATAAACGCCAGATGTGAATATAGACTTAAGATAGTTATTTGCAATCCAATTAGATGGCTTAGATCTCATCCCAACATTAAAAGGTAATGTTACATCGTGTTTTTTTGCCAATTCGAAAGCTTTTTCGTTCGGTTTTGCCATAAAGGTTGAGGCGCCTAATGCCATATTTTTGGGGGCTCTCGTAAGAGTTTTAATAATATTTTTGTTTACTAGAGAATCTGCAGCTTTAACTCCAAACATACCCTTTGCAAAATCTTCAAGAACGCCAGCTCCTGTTCCCTCTTCTGTTAACCTTGGTGTTGCCTTAATAGCGGCAGCAGAAGCGCCAGATAATGCAGCTTCTTTACCCAATGCTTTCCCAATTGCACCTATACCCTTTCCAGCTGCCTTTGCCACTCCGGAATAGCCAGCCATAGGCAGAACAGGTGATGGAGCGATTAACTCTCCAGCAAAGTTCAATACTTTACCTGTAGTATCATTCTGAGCAGGCTCATATTCTTCTCCATACCCTAAAGCGGCAGGAAGTTCTTCAGCCATTCTTACAGGTTTATTAAGCGCTGTATTGATTAATTGTTCTCGAGTAGGATTTTCACCTAAATCTTTATATTTTTCTAAATCTTCATATAGGTCTGGTCTATCATTCATTAATGGGCTTCCAGGTTGACTAATATCTATGCCTGAACCAATTCCTGATAAAAGACCTCTGGAGAATTGCCCTGTTCTACTTGGAGTATCAAATAAAAATGGAGCCTCTTCTTTAGCTATTGATTCAAGTTCAGGATTATTATCAATCAATGATTTAAGCCTAGATTCTATCTCAGATCTTTTTAAAGAGGTACCATTTTGTTCTTTGTTGTATACAGGTGACGTTTCTCTATTATTTAATAAAAAAGGAGCTTCTTCTTTAGCGACATTAGCCAGATCAGGATTTTCCTGAATCATTTGTTTCAAACGCGCTTCTATATCTCTTTTAGAAATTCCCATTATTTATTCCTTAGCTTCCTGGAGAGCTTTCAATAACGCTCTAAATTCTGAAACATTATCTGATCCTTTAGATTCTTCGGAATCTTCTCTAATTTTAAGAGGAGGAGGCCTATAGAAGTTTCCTTTTTCATATTCATCATATACTTCCAAGCCATTCTTATATTTATGCTCAGAAACTCGCTCATCTTCATTTAAAAGACCAATGATTGATTTGGCATCCAGGTTTATGTCAACATTTCCTTCTTTTAATTGTTTTTCTAAAAACATATTCATGCCTCGTGCTGGCATTCCCTTAAGCTTAGAGGTGTATATATTAGAAAGATATTTAGTAAGCATTTCTGCTCTAACTCTAGTTTCTTCTGGTATAAATACACTATTTAACTTCTGCCTTACAATGGTTGGATCATGTCTTTGGGCAGCTAACATGATTGTGCTCATATTTTTAGTAATAGTAGGATCTTCTTGTAGTATTTTCTTGGCGCCCCTAATAGATTCTAAAACCTGCCTTGCTGATTCACCTTGTTCAAGGTTTGATTTTATTTCATGTTGAGCTGCAGTCCATTGATTCTTTCCTAAAGTGGATAGTGGGATTTTTGCGCCATGTTCAGACATTTGTTTATGTTGATTTAATTCATCTTCCCTTTCTGCTCTTTTAAGACCTAAATATCCTTCATTAATCTTTAGATTTTTTTGAGCCATTTCCATTTCATGAGCCATTCGCTTCATTTGCATTTCTTGTTGTTTAGCTAAACGCTCTTCTTCCATTTGTTGTGATAGCAGAACATTATTGGCATTTGCAATCCTTTCCCTTTCTTGGTCATAACTCATCATGCCGTTAGCAGCTCCTCCCGCAAGAGCAGCAATATTTGCCATGGTGCTAGTTCCATAATTAGGATCATTGTTCATGGAATCACGCATTGCTAATATAGCTCTACCCAAAGCCCTTTGACTTTCGTTATCATCCATAGCTAACATACGTTTCTTAGCTGCTATTGAATCCCGAGCAGATTGAACAGCCATCATTGAACCTTTTTCTAAAGGACTTCCAATCCGCATACCTTGCGGCTGAGGCTGTTGTTGCATAGCTTGAGCCTGCTGATTAAAAGCATCATATCCTTGACCTTGTTGCTGACCTTCCATTTGCTGAAGCATCATCATCTTTTCTAAATCATCTAACATACCCATATGTAACTCCTAATCTATTGCCTTCCACTCATTAATCTAGCTGCTAGAAGTGAACTAGCTATATTTCCAATATTACTTGGGGCGCTAGTTGGAGCAGTTGGTGGCGTTTCTCTATATTGAGTGGTAGAACTGCTAAAGTTTGGAACACCATGCAATATTGCAGCTTGTTGCTCTAATCTTCTCATTGGCTCTTCCATTTGCCTTAGGTATTCTTGATATTGAGTATCTAATATAGATTGTTGTTGTTGCTGTCTATATCTTCCAATATTCTCTAATGCATTAGCATCTGCCATTCTCGCTCCTTGTTTTGCATTTGCTATATTCGCATACTGTGTAGCAGCATCAATAGTTCTGTTTTGTTGAGTATTATATATATCGGCGCCTTTTTCATATCCTGAATGTAATGCTTGTTGCTGTCTGCTTAATAATTCTTTTTGGAAATCTCTAGCAGCTCGAAGGCCTAAATTAGCGTGCTTTGTGCTCCCGAATTGTCCAAGTCTCGTAAATCTTGCATCTAATGCTGGCATTATATTTTCATTAAAATTTCTGGAACCTTCTTCAGCAAGTTGTTGCAAAACGGCTTGCTGATATGGGTTCATATATGCTTGATAATTTTCATGAAATGGACTTATTGCTCGATTAATTCTATTTTGAGCTAAATTCATTTCAGCGCCTTCAAGTCCGCCATTCCTAATATTTCTATGAGCAAGATTAATTTCATCTGGAATTTTTGCTATCCTCTCACCTTGGTATACAGTAGGATATAAACCTTCATCAGCATACATAGCAGATCTTCTCATCAAATCTACATATATTTGTTGAGCAGGTTGAGGCATTTCACTAAGTTCAGCTTGCGTTATAAATGGCATAATTTACCTCTTAATACCTGCGTAGGTATCCAATGATTTAGATTTAGGTGGTAAAAACTTATTAACACCCTTGTGTTTCCTTAGTCTTTTTTCCATTTTCTTAATAATTCTAACTCCATTATCAATGTCGCCATCACCTATTCCCATTACCTCTTCTGGACGAAGTTTTAATTCGCCATCAGAAACATAAGCTTTCATGACTCTTCTGTTATCTTCATTGAAAAAATGACCGTTCTGAAAACTTTTTGCCCAATTTTTTATCATTTTGGCACCATTTTCTGAATTACCATCTCCAGCTAAGCTAACTGTAGTAGAGTTAACGATATAAGATTTTGGACGAACTTTAACAAGACGCTTGTCAGATTGTCCCCCATCTTTTCCATTATAGTAATCTTCAACAAAGCCACCATGCGCATATCCATCAGGTGCTTCTTCATTAACTATGTTTACCCCAGGAATTTCTTGAGCTATTTCTTCATTTACCCTTCTTAATTGCTCTTCCTGCTCTTGTGGGGTTGGAAAATAATTCCAATAAGTTCCTCTATATTCTTTGGGAGGCTGCTTCATAGGATTCCTATTTCTTAATGGTTTATTCCAATCAGCAGAACTAGTAGAAGTTCTCTTTGTACCCCTTGATCTATCAATGGCATCCTGAAGCGTTTCACTCTCACGCGGATCTTTCTTTTTCTTTGCTTTTAATCCGCCCCCTATTGCAGTGGCTAATAGGCCTGTATTTAACAGAGTTCCTAATCCACCACCGCCACCAATAAGTGAATTTAATAATCCACTACTTCCCAATAAACCAGAAGAAGCTGCACCAGCTCCGGCAGCACCAGCACCTGAAGCACCAGCTCCAGCCAGACCTCCAAGCCCTCCCGCACCTCCAGCACCGGCCGCCCCTAATCCGCCTAGACCACCTAATCCACTAAGGGCAAGACTTCCAAATCCTCCCATAGCTGCTCCACCTAAGCTACGATCCAGAACGTGTCTTCCGCCTCTAGCTGAACCACCAAGAGCTCCCCCTAGCATCCCTCCTAAAGGTCCTCCAAGTAATGTTCCTCCGATAGCGCCAATTGCTGGTAAGGCATTTCGAACACCTTTTGGCAAATTTTTAACTATAGGCTTTGCAACTTCCCTAACAGCTTTAAAAGGAAGTTCTAATGCTCTCCTACCAAGACCTTTTTTTTTCTTTTTTTTATGCGGAGCAGGCTCTACATAATTTGGATTAATTGTTTGATTTATGAAAGTACGTTCCGCAGCTGTAGGGGGCCTTTGTGTAAGCTGATCCATTAGTGCAGGTGGTAACTGCACTGGTTGTGCAGTTACAGGTGCATGTCCAAAATATCCCGGTTGAGACATTTGTGCATTTCTAGCTGCCCATGCTGCAAATAGTCTTTCTTGTTCAGGTGTATATGGCATAATTAAACTCCCATTACGGTATAATTCCTAGGATATTCATTAGGTGCAACAGCGCCTCTAATATCTCCAAGTCTGTTTCTCAATAGATCCATCATACTATCGCCTCCACTTTGTGGATATGCACTTGATGGTCTTGTCTGAGTTGGCCTTAGACCCATTCCAGGTTGAGCTGCTCTCTCTCTAAATTCAGAGAATATATTTGAAGGTCTGCTTACACCTGATCTAATTCCATACCCACCAGAGCTTCTAGAAGGATTACTACCTAAATCAAAAGGAGGAGCCTCTGGAATATTACCGTAACCAGATTGTGGTTGAGCAGATGACCCTCTTCTAAAATTTCTAATATCATTTAACAATGCACCCCTACCAGCAGTAGGCTCTTGCATTGGATAAGAATTAGAACGATTGGTTGAACCATAATATCCACCACGTCCACTACTGCTATTTATATTTCCTAAAGGTGGAGCCTCTGGAATACTTCCATATCCACCGGCACCTTGATCATATAAGTCAAAAGGTGGTGCTTCAGGAATGTTTCCATAACTACCTTGTGAATAATCAGGCAATTGATTTTGACCATAATTAGGAGTTTGATAAGGATTCATGCCTCTGCTTTGAAATGCATTATCCATTCTTTGGCCAGCTTGACTTCCTAAATATCCTCCAAAATTACCCATTTGTTGGCCTCTCATGCTTTCAGGCATTGCATTCTGAAGAAATGGATTTAGAAGATTTCCAATTGCTCTCCCAGCATTTGGATGACCAAATTGACCACCAAGATAACCACCAATAGAACCTCCCATATCTGAAAAGTTTTGACCTTGCAATTGTTGAGGAAGATATTGATTAAACCCCTGGTTTAAAGCATTTCCAATTGATGTTCCAAATTGATTTCCATAGGATTGTTGAGGACCATATCCCTGTTGCTGAGGTTGTTGTTGACTTGATCCGCCACCAAACAAAGAATCACCAAGTGCACCAGCAAGATTTCCACCTATCATTCCACCAGCAGGTCCACCAAAATAAGTTCCAAGAGCAGTTCCAGCAATTGGAGCAAGAGTTCTTAAGATTCCACCGAATCCACCTCCAGCACTTGTACCACCAGAGGCGCCTCCTCCACCAAAAAGTGAACCTAATCCACCCCCAGCTCCTCCGCTACTACCACCACCTCCTCCTCCAAAAAGAGAACTTAATATTCCGCCCCCGCCTCCGCCAGAGCCGCCTCCTCCCATTATCCCACCCAACAATGCATTACCTAATCCACCTAAAAAACTTGCCATAAAAAAATCTCCTAATTATAAGACGCCATTGATTGAAAAAGTGCCTGTTCCCATTGCGTCCTATTTTTGAACCCGTTAGGAGAAGGTGCCCCATTTTTTGAAAAAGAATTTTCTTGAACTAAAATATTTCCAAATTTTCTCCAATCTTTCTCATCTTGAAAGATTGGAATATTATCCTTTGGAAAATCAATAATCAGGGATGAAGAAAACTCATTAAATGAACCCCCTTTTTTTGGAATAATCATGCCCTTACATCTCCCTCTCTTGGAACTAACAAGCAGCTACCCATTTCATAATCACCTTCGATACTATTACTTTCAAATCGAAGCGTCATTAATCTTCTTTTCTCACGAATATCTATTTTCTCTGTAAAATTAACAGAATTTACATCATTGTTAAAAATATATGGTGTTGATGATGTTACAGGAGAATTGGCAAATTCTCGTCCTTTAACTATAAGTTGCATATCACCTGACTGCAAAAAATCTGGCTCTAGGCTATATAGAAATAAGGTCTTATTCATTGCTGTATTTTGCCCACCTGGACCTTTTGACGCCCAAGACATAACGCTCATTTCAAAATGAGATGGAATTGCTGTATGTACATCGTCAATAACTTGATCTACATCTGTTTCATGCTGCCAAACTATATATTGTTTACTATTGAAATATAATTCAGCGATATTTAAAGTGGAACCTCCAGTCTCTATGATTCTAAAATAAGGTGCTGCCACTGGATTTTGTATCGAGAACCATTGCAATACATTTTGTTGGAATGCTGTAGTTGGGAGAATCAAAACATCATTATTAGTCCAATTGATGCCGTCATATGAATATTGCGCTCTCAACGTATAGTTCGCATTAATGAAAGAAATTATTCCTAAATCGGATATTATTTTATTTTCAGCACCCCACGTATATGAAATATAACCATTAGGCCCAGATTGGGCACAGCTTGTATTGATATCGCCATCAAATGCATTGATTGCGACACCACCAGGGGATGAGAAAGGAGTTCCCCCAAGGTTTCTTATAGTATCGATTTGTGGTGTATTATCCATCCAAATAGGACTTCCAAATATCTGACTATAAACCCCATACCCTCTAGAAATTGAAGAGTCGTACCAAACTTCATATTCAGAGCTATATATTAATGTCTTGTCGCATTCTGAGCTTGAACCAGATGGATAATGTATCCAAATTTCATTATATCTTTTGTTTTTAGTTAACCAAACCTTTTGTCTTTGAGAAAAGTTCAATCTTTTAAAGAAATAATCAATAGACATTGAATTTGGCCATATTGTTACTACACCGTTATACATATAAAAATTGTCTGTTCCGACCCAATAGAACATAGAGTTATATTGTATAATTGCGTTGCTAGATAACAATGTACAAGAAGAAGAGATGGTATCGAATGAAAATTCAATTTCTGAAGCGCCAACATTAGAAACTCTAATTAAACTATCAAGGCTCCAAAGAAGTCCTGCAGGTGAGTTTTGTCCACCCCTAGTAGATCTTCCTGCAATTATTTTTGTTCCTGCTACGCGAGCTGTATTTAGAACTGTAGTTGGATCATTTGGTTGAGTATATGAAACAAATCCATCATTTCCAAATATAAATAGTATTGGATGTAACATGACAAATCCGCCGCTTGCATAAAACCCAGTTTCAATCAATTGGTCATTTGAATCAGTTTTACCATAATAAATTGGAGCTTCAACTTCTTGCTCAATTGAATATAGATTTTTAGGTGCAGATGCAATAATAATGCTTGAGTCAGAATTAGCATCAAACATTAAGTCAAAAGACCAAAGGTTATCAGTATTAGCATTAAACAATGCAGGAGTTCTATCAACTGGTGGGCCTGCAACAAGACCCGTTGTTTTGTCAGTTGGGTAATATTTTACGCTAGTAGCATCTCCAATATAAATATGTGGAAGTGGTGAACTTGGAACTACGAATATTCCACGTGGAATATTTCCTACATGAGCAAACATTTTTCTATAGCCACCCATTTTCTGAGGGCGACCCCTTCTACCAGTGAATCTGCACCATTGGCCATCGATATAGTTATCAGAATCCAATGTAGTGCCATCCCTCTGTATTCCAGGGTTACAAGCTAAAGGAAAAATGTTATCTGCATTAGCCATTAATCAACCTGCCTCACGCTAGACCTATCTACTGTTCGTAATTCACTTTCTGCATTAATTTTGTCAGTACCTTCTTTTGTTTGTGCCTTATAAAAAGCAGCCTTGTCATAATTTTCCAAAAAGGTGTGCGCTTGTGCCATGCAAGCACTAAATAGTACGTTAGGTGAAAAATTAGTCCACCAATTAGTTTGATTTTGGTCTGAAATTAAATCTGGAACCTTCATATAACAAAGTTCAAATGGATATGCCAAATCTGGAACTGGAGCGACAAGATAATTTAAAAATCCATAATCCGCATAGAATTTAGGTAATGACCATTTTGTATTGTCTGAAGGATTTGGCGTATAAATCCTCAAATATTCGTATGTTCCAAAATCTAAAATATTTCTATCATTAAATGTTGTTCCTGAACCCACATTTATTGAAATATTTCTTCTCCATCCAATTGGCTTTTGATAAACATCGATTCCTGGAATAAATGTAGATACAATGTACTCCTCTTGACCTATTGTCTTACACTCATTGTTTAAATCATATTGTGCATGTTCAATAAATTGAGGAATTTTTGCAAGAGTAGATGCATCTGATCTAGCAAGGTAGACTTCAATGCTGTTGTACAAACTTGTATATGTCATTGGCATATAATTCCCCTAGGCCGCACTATTATATGTTGAAAATGAATCTGAAGAAATCACCCATATCTCATTTCCAGCTGCAACTCCAGTAACAGTAAGGCGAAGATTATTTCCAGAAATAGACCAAACAGCAGTTGGAGCATAAGCAGCTGTTGCTGTAAATGTTATTGCAGGTAGGGCTCCTACAGATGCGCTTGTAATTCCATCATAAAAGGCTGCTGCTGTTGATGTTGCATATGCTGATTTATCTCCAGTAGTCTTAATAACAGAAATTTTAACACTTACAGATAGAATATTTGGCTCAATTGTATCAATTGCAAAATCTATATCTTGTGATGTAACTCCAGATGTTGATATTCCATATTGTGTAGTTAATAATCCAGTTCCAGGGTAACCTGAGTCAATACCCTTAAAATAAACTGGTCCAATAACATCTAAAGGAAATTCAGGGTCGGAAAGACCTATTCCAACGTTTGTTCCAGACTTTCCAAGAACAATTGAATCGTTTATTGTTGCAGACGCTTGATAACCAATAGCAGTTGCATTTGTTAATCCTGATGTAATAGTTGTTTCTGCACCTATCAATGTACATCCAGTAAGTCCAGATATAGTACCAATTTCTGCAGAAGAAGCTCCAAAGAATGAATTCTTTTCGCCAGTAGTGAGTGATAATCCAGATTTATATCCAAAAGCAGAATTAGAACTTTCAGTAGAATTACGTAAAGTCATATATCCAAAAGCAGAAATTGAATTACCCGCGGTGCTTGAATATATTGATTCTAATCCAAAAGCGCAATTAAAATCACCATCAATATTACTGAATAATGAATTTTGTGCAAATGCAGCATTATCATTACCTAAAATATTTGAAGAAAGCGCAGCATATCCAAAGGCATCTAAATTATCACCAGAAATATTGGATGTTGCTGAAAGGGCGCCAAATGCAGACATCCTGTTTTGTTCATTTTCTTGTAACGATGAAAAACCAAAAGCACAACATGATGAACATCCATCAGAGTTTTCAGCAGCTAGTGAACCAAAAAATGAATTTTCATCACCAACTAAAAGGCTTGTCCCACATGCAGCACCATAGAATGAGTTATCGTCACCATCTGAAACAGCACCACTTTGTGCGCCATAATATGAATTACGATCACCATTAACATTTCCTTGGCCAGATGATTTGCCAAAAAAACTATTTCCTAATCCAGCTATTGTAGATTTCCCGCTCATATGGCCAAATGCACTATTATCTGAACCAGAAGAAACTATCATTAACGCCTGATACCCAAATGCACATAAGTTTGAACCAGAAGATGCAGATTGAGCGACTGAGTCTCCAAATAATGTACATTCTGTTCTAAATGTAACAGGTGGCATAGGAGAGCCCATGCTAACATTGTAAGTTCCAGCTAAATAAGTATCTTGTAGGTACGTAGGATTTCCTGGGAAATATTGACCAGGACTTCCTGCATTTAAAGTCATCCAAGTTCCAGCAGCATAAAGTTCGCCGGATTGAGTTGTTGAGTTATATCTAATATCACCGTTTGCAGGTGTTCCAGGCCTTTGCGCAGTCGTCCCATTAGGAAGTTTAAGGGCTGTCGTAAATGCTGCAAATGAGGCATTGTAACAAACAGCATTTATTTGAGCTGCCGTTGCAAGTAATTGTGTATTATCAATTGAAAATCCACCACCCATAGTGGTATTTATATCAATACCTGTTTGTGAAAGTGATAGAGGTGTATTTCTTCCAAGGCCATCCTGTATAACTTGCAAGAAATTAGTAAGACCATTGCTGGATTGAGTATTCAATAAGCTAAAATATGAACTTTGTGGAGCAAGAAGGGTTAAATCAGACATTTTGATTACTACTCCAATTATAGTTCTCAAGAGAAGATAAAATTTGATCTTGAGTTAATTCTGGTTTAAAAATTTGAAATGGGCTAGAAGCATAATTTGGTGATACAGGCATATTTGCTTGTAGCGCTTGTAATATTTCATCCTCAGGAGCCGTTAAAATCCCTTGTTCAACTCCACCCCATGATGCCCATGTTAAAACATTCAATTGTGACCATGGAGTCATTTGATTTGCCCAAAACACTTCCGTGAAAACTGGCATTTTAGGATTTTCAACAGGAATTGAATCAGGTCCTACTTCAGGAGTTCTAAATTGTTCATTTGGTTCATCCAGAAATGGTCTCCCTACTGTTAGGCCTGTCCATTCTAAAGACTCTCCCCTCCATTCCATTTGCTTTACTAAATCGCTTTGATTAAAAGCAAATCCAGAACGATCACAAATTCCTTTAGCTTGAGGATTTTCTGGGTCAACTATATAGTATCTTCCTCTTCTATTTGACATTAGTTTGCACTCCAATGTCTAGAGGGCTTTGCTTTAATCTTGACTGGAACGCTTTCTTCATCTTCAAATGCAACTTCCCTAAAAGCTTCAATAGCATCACCCTTTAATCTATCAAGAATGTCTAGTCTTTTTTCTTTCACGCCAAGCCTATATGCAAGGTCAGCCGTTATAGCTTCCATAAATCTATCTGGAATTTCAGCCGTATCTATAATGGTTCCAATATCTTGGATTTGTCTTTTGAATGTGTAATATAAGCAATTATATAAATTATTTGGGGTTTCATATATCCTTAAGATTGGATTAATTTGTCTATCAAATCCATATTGAGATGGGGTTCCGGGTTGTTCCTTATTTGGGTAAGTATGATATTCACTCCATGACATTCTACTTAAAACAGAATCCTGCACATTATTGTTGAAATAAAGTTCAGCTATATTTAAAGTAGCGCCACCAGTTTCTAAAATTCTAAAATAAGCACCAGCAATTGGTACTGGAATTGAAAACCATTGCAATACATTTTTTTTGAATTGAGTCGCAGGTAATATTAAAACTTCATTATTTGCCCAATTAATTCCATCATAAGAGAATTGTGCAGTTAGTGTATAAGTAGCATCAATAAAAGAAACAATGCCAATCATAGATATTGCTCTATTTGAGCCGCCCCATGTATATGAAATATTTCCATTAGGGCCCGTTTGAGCGCAGCTGGTATTTAGATTTGAATCAAAAGCATTATCAGCTATACCTCCAGGAGTAGAAGCCGCTGTTCCACCTAAATTTCTGTATGAACTCCTTAGGCTGGCCTTTAATACGTCGGCTATATTTTTTGGCATTAAATACGAGGATTGACCCGGATTTAAGGCAAGTAATCCTTGTTTTATTGTAAAAAGATTTAACCTTCTATTAATCCATGAGATTAAAATAAAATTTAAAGATCGAAGAGCAGTTTTAACTTTTTGATTAGTTTGCAAATCACCTAAAACGCCAACTCGTTCATAAGCTTCCCTTATAATCTGTTCGTTCTGTGCAGAACCGAAATCATATGTTTCTGAAGTTGACATTTTATCATCCCTGATTATCCAGAACGATTTAACCTTTTTAAGGTCATCGCCAAATTAGCTCTTTCTCTCATAAGTTTACCCTTAGAATGAGCAGCCTTTTCTAGCGTAGCCATTGGGATTTTTTTAGATTCAGGGATATGCAATGATTCATGCAAAGAACCCTTTCTCTTTATTGCCCTTTGGATCCATTTTTCATCTTTTATTGATCTATTCATAAACTCACCCTTGTTGTAAAAAGTTTACTACCAGAGCACCAGTTGCATCTGAGCTATTTACATAGACTCTAGAATAATGTGTTGGAATAGTATAATCAGCAAGATCACTAACGGTTTGATTAACCATCGGCGTTGTAGTAGGTACTGTTGGAATCGTTACTCCATCAATTGGAGTTTTAACTACATAATTAGGGTTTGTTGTTGGATCGTCATATGTTGTTTGGAATGAGTAATTAATGGTTCCAGTAACAATGACATTGACAGCCAAATGGTTAACATCTCTGTAATGGTCACTAAGGAACCATTGAGTAGCTCCAAGAGTTCCAGTTCCAACCCTTACATTTGTAGCAACAGCTGCATTAGCAGAAACAGAATTAACGATTGTGAACAGTTCATTTACCGTGGTCACAGTGTTATTATTTGGTCCAGCTATTGTTACTGATTTAGGGTAACCGTTGTCACCTATTCCAGTTATAGTGAACTGAATTCCAGATAAATTACCAGTAGATGAAATAGTCACCTGCCGACAAATTTTAGGAAATTCAGCCCTGATATTAGGTAAGTTAGGATTACTAGAAAGAGTCCCATTAATAATTAGATTTCCAGCGGCAGCTAGTGTCTGATTAAGACATACAGCTTGCAAATCTAATAATGGCCATGTAATTTTCGTAAGATGTGCCATCTTATTGTAATTCCTCTATTGTTTCGACTGGAGAAGTTTTTTCTGGTTCGAAAGTTTTAAGTTCAGAAATCATTGTTTTAAATCCTTGTATTGCACCTGATAAAAAAGTAGACTCATTTTGAATCCTTATTTTTTCAGCAGTTTGACTATCAATGCTCATAATTAAATTTCCGACAGCATCATTGTTTTGCTTTACTTTATTTTCAAGTTCAGAAACCTTTGCTTCAACCTTACTAATCATTTCTTTAAACATTTACATTCTCCTTTAATTTAAACTGAAACAATTGAATACCAAACATCAACTTTACCAGTTGGACTGCCACTATAAATAAATCCACTTGATCCTACACGTGCTATACGTATGGCAGCATTAGTAGTCTCAGGAAGACGATCGCCATCAACAGAATCACCAGTTGTATAAAATGCTCTATCACCATCATTATCTTCAGTAACAAAAAATGAATAAGGGATTAATCCAGAAGCAAAATCTTCCCAAGTAAGTGAAATGCTAATAAAGTCATATACAGCCCTGACACCGTCAGTTACACTTGCAGAAAAATTAGCATCATTTTCATAGAAATTTAAATTAATTCCATGAATTATATATCTCAATCCTGGTCCAGGAGCTGGAAGTATAATAGGTTGAGATCCTATTCCATTACTTAACATATCAAACATTTGAGAAGTATTTAAAGAAACTGAAGCATAAAGTATAAATGGTGGAGTTGGAGGAACAGCAGGTGTCAGTGGGTCCCAATTTCCAGCTTCTCTAACAACAATAGCCGATTGAGTGCTACTAAAAGCAATCATTCCATCAGTAGGGTTAGGAATAGCCGCAATCTGCGCATCCGTTTTAGGCTTAAGAAAAATATCTGCACGAGTTGTAGACTGAATCTCCAAACATGCATTAACTTTATCCCCGCTAACTCTTGTTGGTGCCGGAGAAGCTCTTGATATCCCACCATCACCTATGATGAATGCTAAATCGCTATTTGGTACATAATTATTTACCATAAAATACCTTTAATTTAAAAACTTGCTTCAATAGTTGTATACCAAACATGAACTCTTAATCTTGTAGTTCCACCTGTTGCAGTAAAAGTTCCTGATGGATAAAGAGAAATTGCCTTATTTACACATTCACTATTATAAACATACGCATGATCATAATTACTCATATTCACATTTGCGTAAGTAAATCTATCTTCAGTATAATCTAGAAAAAAAGATCCCATAGTAAATGCTAAAATTGGCTTATTTCCTGAATTATATACTAATGACATAAGCTGATATTGAAACTCTTCATTAAATTCAGTTCCGCCCTCATCTATTGAAAACGCTAATCCGTTAAGAACATTTATATAACCTGCTCCTGGCGCAGCAATTATATCTAGAGGTCCAGATTCAAATAGATCTATAAGTTGCTGTGTTGTTACAGTAACCGCAGCATAAGTTGTAGTAAATGAAGATGTGTTTATTGAACCAACATTTGAATTTATTTTAATTCCAATATCACCATCATTAGCAGGGCTCTCATTATTCATGAGAGCCACACATGACAAATCTATAACATTTTCATTTTGGGCCAAAACATTTGACATAAAGAATTACCTTCATCTTGATCAAACAATTGAATACCAAACCTCTACCTTACCAGTAGAAGTTCCACCGCCAGCAAATGGAGCTGTTCCATTTGTAAGCGTTATAGATTGGTTTTCTGTTCCAGCTGCTGTTAATGCAACAGTATCATTTCCAGTAACATAGAAAAATTTACTTGCTGCAGTAGCTGTTAAGAATGTAGCAGCAAATGCATTAGTTGCATCTTCTCCAGCACCTAATGCTGTTGCTCCATATTGGCCATTAATTATTCCACCACCAGTAAACAGAGCACCTGCATAAACTATAGAGAATCTGAGCCCATGAACAATGTAAGTTAAACCTGCGCCTGGCGCAGCTAATATTACAACTGGAGCTGCACTCATTCCTATAATTTGAGCAGTAGTCAAATTAACTGTGCTATACAGTAAGCCAGTTACTGCATTTATTGGAGCCCATACAGCCGTTTCTCTTACAACCATTTTACCCAAAGTACTGCTAAATGAAACCATACCAGGAGTTGGGTTAACAATAGCCGCAATTTGAGCGTCAGTTTTTGGCTTCATAAAGATATCTGCACGTGTAGTAGATTGCGTCTCTATACATGCATTAACTTTATCTCCACTAACCTTTGTAGGTTGTGGGGTAGGAAGAGCAATACTCCCATCCCCAACCAATACGGCTAATTCACCATTTGGAATATAATTATTTGCCATAACTGATCTCCTTAATCTTAAAGTCCAGGATTACCTACAACAGCGCGTGGGTTTGTTACGCCAAAGCAATAACGTTCCCAAACTTTTGTTAAGACATTAGATGTAGCAAAATCAGTATCTACGTCAACCTTAACATCTTGCATAACAAAATGCTTAAAGCCATCGATAGCATCTGTGATAATAAAGTAAGCACTAGGATTGGTTAAATAGTTATTAACTATATAACCTTTAGGCAATGCAGACTTATTATAGATTGCAGAGATATCATTGTTGTTAGTTCCAGTTCTGTAGGTAGACATGGTTAGTCGACATGCAGCCCATTCCAATTCAGGGGGAACTACTAACTTGACAGCATTAATGTGAACAGGTTTACCAGCTAAATCTTTCAAACGTCTGATCATGGTAAGCATGCTTTCAACTGAAGCTTCAGTCAAATCTGAACCTACAGCAGGTCTATTTGCATAAAAACCTCCGTCGGTAGGATGTAGAGTAGAGCATAAAGTAGCACCGTCGCCAGTCATAAAGGTTGTGAATGCACCATTTAAAGGAGCAGCACCAAGAATATCTTTAGTTATATTCATAGATTGTTTCAACATATTAACCATAGAACCAAATTTGTTTCTATAAAGGTTATCTGTTAAAGCTTCTTCAGAAATGCCAAAGCCGATACTTACTTTCTTATGTACATAAGTAGTCAAGTTTCTTTGACCCATGCCATTATCGAAAGCAAAAGGTGAAGCTTCAGCTTGGAACTGAGCTAAACCAAATGGACGCATTTCAACGTCTATTTCTTGAGCCATGTGTGAACGCACAGTTGTATAAATTTCTTTATATTGTGCAGGATATGTTTTATTGTCCCAAAAAACAGCATTAGCAGTTGGTATCAATAAGTTTCTAATCGCGGCGCGTACAATTGCCATAAAAATATCTCCCTATTTAATTAATTAAATTCCAACTGTACCTGTGCCGCCTTTAAACTTATGATTGTTAAAGAGGACGTTTACGTTGTTGTAATTTTGAGCCAAAACATTTTCCGAAGGCAGGCTGATTTCAGCAGTGAAGCCAGGTGTAATCGAAAGTATTTTGCATGGTAGATCTACAGTCGTAGCTACAGTGAACATATCTAAATATGCACCTGATAGACCATTGAATGTGTTTCCAGCCCCTATAACGTAGTCTGCATTTTTATTGATAGAAGTTCTAACTGCTTGTGGCTGTGTACCACCATTAGAGCTTCCGGCTTGAATTGTAAATACAACCATTGGGTCATCAATTACATAAGCCTGAGCAGGAGCAGCACTAGCTGTAACAGTATTAGCTACCCAATAAGGGAAAAACATTAACTCATTAGTTGTGCTGCGAAAAGTAACTCCTTTAAAAACGCCTAAAACAGGATTTCCTGCTCCAGGAGTTGCCCGACCAATAAAGCCAGTATTTAAGGGTGCAACAGGGTCGCCAGTAAAAAGAGAAGTAGCATAACCACTAGCAATATCGTATTGATAATCTTGAGTATTGCATGTAGAGCTAGTTTTAGTAACGTTTTCAACAAACCCGATAGGGGCATTTGTTCCAAATGACATAAATTATCTCCATGTTAAACCTATACTTGAGTATTTCACTCAACCTATTAAGGCAAATTAGCCTTAGATTTATCATGTAGCAACTTATGTCACATACAAGTTGGACAAATGCGTCAATAGCAGTTTTATAGAGTGCTATTCTTCTCTATATGAGTAATTTATATAATAACTCACATTCTTTATATATACAATACACAAGTTTCAGGAAATTGCAAGTTTTTTATGCAAATGATACGTCCCTACTTCTCCCATCATCAGTATCCATATAACTTTGGGTTTGGATATTTGGCTTATAAGGCGCATGTTCCAATCCTGGAGTAGTCATTATCCTTTGTCTATTGTGCTCATCCATAACTCTTTGTTCAGCTTGATGAAGCTCTAGGCTTCTTTCCATAAGGGCTAGGTCTTTCCCGTACATAATCCAATCTGCTGTTCTAGGGTCTGGATCTTCAACACCCTTAAATACCATTTCAGGATGTCTGCTAGCGGGTACAAATGACCAACCTTTTCGAAGCAGATTTTGAACCCTATCAGCTCTTCGTATATCAGCTCTTCCATATACCATACCTTTAGGTATGATTTCATCAGGAATGCTTAATGAATCCTGATATTCCATATTTTGGATAGCTTTTAAAGCCTGTTCTTTGGTTACATTTGTTTTTAATGAAAAATCTTTTGGTAAATTAGCCATTATGCACCTCCTCTTTCAGCTTCACGTCTTTTCATGTCAGCCATTTTTGCCTTTTTGAAGATTTCTTCAGTAACGCCGGTATGACTAATAGATTCAACCATAGCTCGCTCAGCTGGCGTCAAATCCATTGACTTGTTGTTTCTATATTGCGTTTGGCCAGCACCTCTAACAGGTGAAGCGCCCCCACGTGCTTGTCGCATATTTAACCCCCTATTTTGGTTTTGATTTCTTCCTGAGTGCATTGCTTGATTTCTTTGATTTAAGAAGGCAGACTTATAATTGTCTAATGTTTCAATATATTCCGAAGTGCCTATTAAGTGAGTTGCATTTTTAGCTCTCAGCTCATTACCCAATTGGTCATCTACTGCTGCAATATATCGAGTCAATTCTTCGTCAAAGTTTTTGCTTTGTGGATTTATCCAATCATTGTTTTCTTGAACCCAGTCATGCGCTATCTCTGTATCAATTTCTTCACGCTGTTGAGCGGGGTATTGTTGTCTAGACCTTTGCTCATATTCACTTCTTAAATGTTCTTTGCTTATTTCTTGCAAATCAGAAGTAGCTGCTGCAATTGCAATATTAGCATCTGCTTGAGCTTGAGCATCTCCTGATTCAATAGCTAAAATTTGAGCTGCCCTGGCTTTTTCTAATCTAGCAGTTGCATTTAAATCAGACTGCCTAAGGTTAAGCTGGGAAGATAGTTCATATTTTTGACGCCAATAATCTGCATCTGATAATGCTCGCTTTGCTTTATTTTCAGCTTTATATCTTTCTTTTGTTAACCTATTTATTCTAACCTGAGCCTTATCGCGTTGCTTTAGCTCTGGATTATATCCATCTGAATCCTCAGATTCCTCTTCGTACTCATCGCCTTCTTCTTCCTCTGGGACTTCATCAAGGACAATCTCATCCTCTACCGGATCATCTTCTTCTAAGATGGGGTCGTCACCAAATTCTGCTTCTTGCTGATATCTCTCTTCCATGGCTTTATCCTCTCTTTTAATGTTTGTTCAACGTGACTATAAGC